TTAGATGCGTGACTTCAATGTATATAACAGCTCCAGCGCCTGGCGGGGTGTCAGATCATCCGGCTTGATCTTCGCCAATTCGTCCAGCACCGGGTGAGGCAGGCTGGCGAAGAGGTCACTCTGCATGGGGGCACCCGGTTGGCCGGGGCTCTGGCGTGGGGTTTCATGGGGCAGGCTGGTAGTTTCCAGTCGCGCCAGATGTTCGCGAGCACGCTGGATCACATCGCCAGGCACTCCCGCCAGTTGCGCCACCGCCAAGCCGTAGCTTTGGCTCGCCGGACCGGGCAGCACGTGGTGCAAGAAGACGATGCGCTCGTTGTGCTCGGTGGCGTTCAGGTGGACGTTGGCCACTACCGACTCGCTTTCCGGCAGTACGGTCAGTTCGAAGTAGTGGGTGGCAAACAGCGTGAAGGCGCGCAGGCGGGCCAGGTGTTCAGCCGCCGCCCAGGCCAATGACAGGCCGTCGAAGGTGCTGGTGCCGCGGCCCACTTCGTCCATCAGCACCAGGCTGCTGGCGCTGGCGTTGTGCAGGATGTTAGCGGTCTCGCTCATCTCGACCATGAAGGTGGATCGGCCGCCAGCCAAGTCGTCGCTGGAACCGATACGGGTGAAGATACGGTCCACCAGCGATAGCTCGCAGCTGGCCGCCGGCACGAAGCAGCCGATATGGGCTAGCAGGACGATCAGGGCCGTCTGGCGCATGTAGGTTGACTTACCGCCCATGTTCGGGCCGGTGATGATCAGCATGCGGGTGGCATCGTCCAAGTCCAGGTCGTTGGCTACGAAGGGCGTGTCCAGCACCTGTTCCACTACCGGGTGGCGGCCCTCGCTGATGCGCATGCAGGGTTCGTCGACGAAGCGTGGCCGGTTCAGGTTGAGGTTCAGTGCGCGCTCGGAGAAGTTGCTCAGCACGTCCAGCTCGGCGAGGGCACCGGCCGTATCCTGCAGCGGGGCCAACTGCTCGATCAGCAGTTCGAGCAGTTCATCGTAGAGCATCTTTTCCCGTGCCAGGGCCCGGCTCTTGGCTGACAGTGCCTTGTCTTCGAAGGCCTTCAGCTCCGGGGTGATGAAGCGCTCGGCTCCCTTCAGCGTCTGGCGGCGGATATAGTCCGCCGGGGCCTGCTCGGCCTGCACGCGTGGCAACTCGATGTAGTAGCCGTGGATGCGGTTGTAGCCGACCTTCAGGTTGGGCAGGCCGGTGCGGGCCTTTTCCCGAGCTTCCAGGTCCATCAGGTATTGGCCGGCGTTTTCGCTCAGTGCCTGCAGTTCGTCCAGCTCGGCGTCGTAGCCGGTCTTGATCACGCCACCGTCGCGAATGACCGCCGGCGGATTGTCGATGATGGCGCGGGCCAGCAGGTCGGCCAGTTCGGGATAGGTACGGATGCTCCCGGCCAGGTCCTGCAGGTGTGGCGCTTCCAGTTCGGTCATGGCGCCTTGCAGTTGCGGCAGGGCGGCCAGGGCATCGCGCAGGCGCGCGAGGTCACGGGGACGCGCATTGCGCAGGCCGATGCGAGCGAGGATGCGCTCGACGTCGCCAATTTCCTTCAGCTGCGGTTGCAGGTTTTCGAAGCGATAGCGATCCAGCAGGCAGTCGATGGCATCCTGACGGGCCTCCAGCACGCCGCGGTCGCGCAACGGGCGGTTCAGCCAGCGGCTCAGGAGGCGGCTGCCCATTGCGGTCTGGCAACGGTCGATCACCGACTGCAGGGTATTGTCGCGGCCACCGGAAAGGTTGACGTCCAACTCCAGGTTGCGGCGGCTGGCAGCATCGAGGATCACGGTATCGTCGATGCGCTCATGGCGAAGGCTGCGCAAGTGGGGCAGGGCGGTGCGCTGGGTTTCTTTGGCATAGGCCAGCAGGCAGCCGGCGGAGCCGATGGCCAGGGTCAGGGTTTCGCAGCCGAAGCCTTTGAGGTCCTGAACGCCGAACTGCTGGCAGAGGCTCTTTTTCGCTGAGTCGCGGTCGAAATCCCAAGGCGCGCGACGGCGGACCCCCCGACGTTTTTCGGCCGGGAGCCCTTGGGGCCAATCGTCCGGGATCAGCAGTTCGGCGGGATTGAGGCGTTCCAGTTCTGCCAGGAGGTTCTCCCAGCCCTTGATTTCCTGAACGCTGAAACGGCCGCTGGTGATATCCAGCACCGCCACGCCGAACAGGCGTTCATCGCCCACTACGGCAGTCAGCAGGTTGTCGCGGCGTTCGTCCAGCAGCGCTTCGTCGCTGATGGTGCCAGGGGTGATGATGCGGACAACCTGGCGCTCCACCGGTCCTTTGCTGGTGGCCGGATCGCCGATCTGCTCGCAGATCACCACGGATTCGCCAAGCTTGACCAGCTTGGCCAGATAGCCCTCCACCGAGTGGAAAGGGATGCCCGCCATGGGGATGGACTTGCCGGCCGATTGGCCGCGCGCAGTCAGGGTGATGTCGAGAAGCTTGGCAGCCTTCTTGGCGTCCTCGTAGAAGATCTCGTAGAAGTCGCCCATGCGATAGAACATCAGCTGGTTCGGGTGCTGGTTTTTCAGCTTCCAGTACTGCTGCATCATCGGGGTGTGTTCGGAGAAATCCTGAATATCCTTTGCCATCAGCTAGTTAGCACTATGTCAGAATTTTTGTGGGGCAGAATTGGGGCTTTTCGCTTCTGGTTCTGGATGCTGCGCCAGATGTGTTGGGGCTCGTTTGGCCATTCGTCGCCCAACTACTTAGCGCGGCCCCGCGCCAGCATGGTGAAGTCCTAGAAGGCCTATCTGCGTCTAATTGCGCGCAAGGTTATCACGGTCATAGGGCGCTCGCAGGTAAGGTTGCGGCGGTAGGGGAAGGTGCTGCTTGGTCTAAGGTGGGTACGCTTTCGATCACTCGCCGATTGGCGATGAAGCTTTCAGTCTTACTGGTTGCGAAACGGTGGATAACGATAGCAGTGCCTTGGTGAGCGGCGGTCGATCTCGTCCTAAGGCTGTTCATTCCTAGCGCGAACAACCGTATCATCTGCGAATTTTTAGACTGCGGCAGGGCTATGAAAAGGGTATCCAGGGACGCGATTGACCTCCACAAGCGCAGGAGCTATGCGCTTTTCGCGAAGCAGTGCCGTGCTCAAGCAAGGCGCGTAAAGGCGTCTTCACTTCAGTTCTCGACCGTCAAGGTTCGCCTTCCGAGGATTGTGAGCTTGGGGAAGACAGAATGGAGGGACGCTTTGGTGCCCGTGCTGCGGCGTATGCGGGCCGCGGCTCAAGCGCCAGAAATCTCTAACGTCATCATTGACTTTTCCAATGTGACCCAGCTCCATCCGTGTGGGACATTACTGTTCTTGGCAGAGATTGAGCGGCTACTTGAAACACCTGGATGCGGTCCCAAGTTTACTGGGACGTATCCGCAAGATGAGGTGGTCGAGCAGCTGTTTCAGCATGTCGGGCTCCTGAGTAAGCTGGGACTGCCCAGCAGGATCCCTCAGATTGATGCGCAGAATGTGGTGCCTTGGCTTTATGTCTCGGGGCACGAAGGGGATCTGCGGGCGATCCCGGACAGCTTGCCTAGAATTCTTACTGATAGCAGTAACCAAGAGCTTAGGCTCGCGCTATTGAGTGGTATGGCTGAAGCCGTAGCGAACTCTTCCGAGCATGCCTACATCAAGGATCGTGAAGGGGCTAGCAAGGGGTATCCAGCGACAAAGAAAAAGTGGTGGCTATTCGCTAGGCAAGTGGATGAGGACATCGCTGTCGTTATTTGTGATCTGGGTGCTGGAATTCCTGGCACTCTTGAGTCGAATTGGAAAGAAGAAGTAAGAAGCTATCTGAAAACTCGGTCTGGCTTGAAGCGGGAGCACCACAAAATGATCGAGTTGGCTTTTACGGTAGGCAAGACTAGAACTAACGAAAAACACCGCGGGAAGGGTCTTAAAGATATTCTTAAGGTGGTGCGGGATCACAAGGTTGGTAGTCTTGGGATCTACAGCAATAAGGGTGTGTTTAGTTTGGATAATGCTGCTGGGAGAGAAGTTTCATTCGACGAAAAGCTGAGTATTGTGGGTACGGTAATTCAGTGGAGTATTCCGATCGAGGCTTTTGGTCTTGTCAGTGAGCAAGCATGATGAGTTCAATTATGATTAATGTCAGCAAAGAGTTTGCAAGGATGCCCTGTGTGAGGTCTAGGAAGGATGGGCCTCAGTCAGGAGAGGAGTTTAGGGATGATATTTTGATTCCAGCCCTGCGTGATAACGAACGTGTGACTGTAGATCTTAATGGGGTTATTGCGTTGGGATCTTCATTTCTTGATGAGGCGTTCGGCGGGTTAGTTCGTGAAGGGGTTTACACTGCTCAGGATCTTCATCGAAAGCTAACCATAAATTTTTCCCTGCAAAGCTATGTAAATGAAGCTTGGGGCTATATTGATAGTGCGAGGAGACGCGCTTGATTCCAGGTGATGAAGGGGGCTCTGGATGGGCCGTGTTGCTGGAGTTGGTAAAATTTGTCGTTCCATCCGCCTTGGTGATCCTTGGCTGGTTTGTTGTTTCTAAAGGCAACGACAGAAGAGAGACGCGGAAAGAGACTCGGCAGTTTCTTGATCGGACGATATCTTCTGTGGAAAAGGTTCGAGAGAGTGCGCTTGAATGCTTGTTGTCAAGCGATGCTGCTGTGATTCGTAAACTTGAAGCATCGATAGATCCCTGTCTGAAGACGCTTGAGGATTCTTTGGCGAGATTGAAGTTGCGAGACGATAGTGGGGTGCTCATAACAGCCCAGCAAGTCAGGACTGCTATCACGAACAATGGCTTCTATCGGGTTCCCAATAGGCCAGCCGTTGATTGCGATCATCGTGCGTTGCACGATATTAACTTGCAGGTCGCAGTTCTAATCGACGTTTTGGAGAAGGCTTACCAAGGCACTTATCATAAGTGACTTATCGTCCAGAACCAGGTTCAGGACCTAGTCCTGTATTTCTGGTTCTGGATTCCATTCCAAATGTGCTGGAGTTCATTCGGAGATTCGTCGTCCATCCATTTGGCGTAGACCTCCACCAGCATGGTGAAATCCTTATGGCCCATCTGTTTTGAGATGAAGGCTAGGTTGCCACGGGCCGTCAGACACCAGCAGGCGTAGGTGTGGCGGGTCTGATACGGCCGGCGCGGGCGGATCTCGGCGCGCTTCTGGATGGCCGCCCACTTGGTGTTCCAGGCAGTCGGCACGAACCATGGGTTCACCTTCTTCTTGCGGGCCAGCGTGCCCGGGGTGAGTAACGGGGTGATCGTGTCCATGCGAGTCTCATGGCGGGTCAGATGCACCGTCACGTCCAGCCGTTTTCGTTCGGTAGCCAGTTGCACCAGGGTTCGGCAGGCCTCGAGTGCCGGGGGCAGCATCATCACCGTCCTCGGCTTGCCGGTCTTCGGCAGCTTGAACGTTCCGCGGCTGGTGATGGCGCGTTGCACTTGGAGCGTGCCTGCCTCCAGGTCGATGTCCTCGCAGGCCAGCGCGCAGAGTTCGCCTGGGCGTAGGCCGGTGTAAACCGCGAGGGTGATCGCGGCGCTGTCCACCTGGTGCAGGCAGCCTTTGGCGATGAGTGCGTCAAACTCTTCCTGGGTCAGAGGGTCCGGCTCACGGTCGCTCATCTCGAATCGGGTGCACGCAGCAGCCAGGCCCGTTCGGCTGTAGCCGTTGCTCTCGCACCAGGCCAGGAAGCCGGCCAAGGCGGCGAGATAGTGGTTCACGGTCGACGTAGCCCGCTCCTCGATCAGGTCGACGCGGAGCTTCTGGATATCCTCGGGCAACAGAACGCTGGCCAGTCGCTCCGGCCCCAGTAGCTCCAGGCAGACATTCAGTGCTGTGGCGTAGCGGCTTTCGGTGTCCGGGGTAATATCCACCGCTTTCAGTGCCTGGTAGCGCTCGGCCAGGGACTTCAGCCGTTCGTTCCGGGCGCTGCTGAAGTTCGCGGCGTGCTTCGACTCGGGGAAGTGGCGGGCATAGTCGAAGGTGCCCATCTTGATGTCGTGCAGCACGGCCGCGCGCAACTGGGCGGCGTGCCGAATGTTCGCCTTGGTTACTGGCAAGCCGAGCGTTTCGCGGCAGCGCATGCGGCGCCACATGAAGGTGATGCGCAGGTTGTTGCCGTGGACCTCGACGCCCTTGTGCTTGGCGAGTTCCGTCTGTAGTGGATTACTCAATTGGATTTATCCCTCATCGCTGAGTCCAGTAGGTCCAGCAGGTGGTCTTCCATGTTCTCGATTTCAGTCTTCAAGACCGAGCACAGGATTGGGTGCCGGGGATCATTGGAAGGTAAGAGCTGAATGGCATGTGCCAATGATTCCAGCCTGGCGGTGTGCTGCTTTAACTGCTGTTGGATATGGGGTACGTGCGGCATATGCGGTCCTTTTTTTCACTGCTACCTATTCAGTGATAACGGCCGGTGCACCGTTCTAAAGGGGTGTCGCGACCGTTCGTCGGATTAACAGCCTGCACTCTTTTTGAAATATGCAACCCCTGGAGCGGGCACTGCTGGAGGGGTTGCATTCTTGGGGCTCGTGGTACGGTGTCAGGCCGCCGCTTCTTGCGGTGAGCTGTCCACCCATTTGTCCACCTCTTCCAGGTTGATGAATACGCGGTTGTCGCGTGCCTTCTTCCAGATCCGGCCCTGTGCCCAGGTACCGTTCTTCACCTTGTGCCGGATGGCGTCTTCGCTGTAGCCGGTCAGCTCCGCGGCGCGCTTGATCAGGACCCAACGTGGTGTGCTCATGATTGGCGGCTCCTGTTCATGCGGCTTGTGAGGGTGCCGGCCAGGCGCTGACGGCGTCGAAGATGCGGTCGGCCTGGGCCTCTTCCAGCGACACCGGGCCGGGGATCGCGATCCAGGCCATGCCTTGCAGGTGCTTGGGGTTGCAGCCGTCTCGCAGTTCGACGCTGTAGGTCTCAATGACCTGCTCAAGGTCTTTGGCGAGGTAGACACCTTGCGGCGTCACCTCGACCGCCTTCATGTAGCGCTTGCCCGCGTGGTCGCGGCAGAGCGCGGCCAGGTAGATGCACCACTGATGCGGGATGTCGCACACCGCGTCGACTATGGTGCGGCGGCTTCCGGAGGTGATCAGGGCCGCGTTCTTCCAGTTGATCAGCGTCTGGACGCCGCTGGCCTCGGCATCGACCACCGCCACGTGGTTGCTGCTCAGCATTGCCTTGAAGTAGGCGTGAAGCCGGGCGCGGTGGTTGTAGGGCTTGCGCTTGCTCATGCCGCCTCCTCGCTCTGCTGCTGATCCACCAGGTTCGCGCGCACCAGTGCGGCGGCCACGGGTGGGCAGACGCTGTTGCCGCACATGCGCACCTGGGCGGCCTTGCTCAGTTCGGGCTTGGTGGCGGTGCGGTGGTGGATGTAGTTAGCCGGGAAGCCTTGGGCGGCGTAGAGCTCGTGGGGCTCGAGCATGCGCATGCCGATGTCTACGATCTGATAGGGCTCGCCCTTTACCATCACCAGACCCATACGGTGTTTGGTGGTGATGGTGTGCAGCGGGTCCTCGAGTTCCTGGCCCACGGCAGTGTCGTAGTACTTCAGCAGGAAGGCACGAACCTCGGCGTGATGGTTGCCCTGAGCGCTTACGGTATGCAGCGGTTCGTCGAGAGGCTGCCCGTGGCGGCTAGTCCCGCGCAGCTTCACCAGACTGCTGGCGACCAGGGCGGCCTTGCCGCTGCCGCCGGCTGTGACGGTAGCCAAGGGTTCTCCCGCGCCATGGCCGGTGCTGCCGGTGAAGTCGCGCTGGATGTGGGCGGTTACCAGGGCGTGGTGGTCCTGCGTGGTGATGGTGTGCATCGGCTCGGCCAGCTCGGCGCCCGGGCCGGTGTAGTTGCCGCCGAAGTGTTTGGCGAGGAAGGCGGCGACTAGGCCGTGTTTACCGCCGCCGGCCATCACGGTGCCTAGTGGCTTGTCCAGGCCGGGCACACGAGGTGCTTGGCCTTCGCGTTCACCATAGCCGAGCTGAACCAGGGTGGGCGATACCAGCGCGAAGTGTCCGCCCTTCACCTCGGCGCAGATGGTGCGCAACGGGGCGTCGGCCGGCATGTTGCGCTGGGTGGTGCCGTTGGCATGCTCGGTGATGAAAGGGACCAGCGTCGGTACCACCAGACCAGTGCCCAGCTTGCTGGTGATGGTCTGCAGCGGTTCCTCGAGCGATTGCCCGCGGAAGTAGTCGTAGCCGTGGTTCACCTTCACCAGGAAGGGTTGCTCGGCGTCCAGCACGAAGCGCCGGATGCCCCGGGCGATGCGGCGCATTGTGGCCTCGGCCAGCGGTCGGCGCACTCCTGCGGCCTTGCCTTCTTCCCGGGTGAGGAAGATGGACGGGCAGGGGATGGACCAGTCGATGATATCGGCGGCCAGGCGCTGGGGTAGGGCGCGCTTTGTCTTGACCTCCGGGCTATCGGCCGGCGCGTGGGTGGGCTCCGGCCAGACGATGGGCCTGCCGTCACAACGGGCGATCAGGAACAGCCGCTTGCGGATGGTCGCCGCGCCATAGGCATTGCCCCGCAGCTCGCGCCACTCCACCTGGTAGCCGTGGCGACGTAGGGCGTTCACGAAGCTGTTGAAGGTCCGGCCCTTGTTCTTCGGGCAGGGGCGGCCATCAGCCAGGGGCCCCCAGGTGATGAACTCCTCGACGTTCTCCAGCATGATCACGCGGGGCTTCACCGTCGCGGCGTAGCGGATCGCCACCCAGGCGAGGCCCCGGATCTCCTTCTTCACCGGCTTGCCGCCCTTGGCCTTGCTGAAGTGCTTGCAGTCCGGGCTGAACCAGGCCAGCTCGACGGGCTTGCCGCCCGTGATGGTGCGCGGGTCAACCTCCCATACCGACTCGCAATAATGCTTGGTGTGGGGGTGGTTGATCTCGTGCATGGCGATTGCTTCGGGATCGTGATTGATGGCGATGTCCACCGGCCGGCCCAGGGCCATCTCGATCCCGGTGGAGGCGCCGCCGCCGCCGGCGAAGTTGTCGATTACCAGACCGTCGAAGTTGAAGCTGGACTGGGGGTGGATGCGGTAGAGATTGCTCATGCCATCACCCCTCGCGCCGCCTCATGGTGTACAAGAGGGCCGGGAGTGCGGACTACTACGATAGGGAGGCCTGAATGAGTAGAACACCTCGGCAAGAAGACGTTTCTAGCAAGGTTATTGGAGTGAAGTCTGTTGGGGACATGCTCTTCAAGTTGCACTGGGAGCTCATGCACTTGGCGATAGCGCAAAAGAAAAGTGCCAGGGTGTTTAGTGAAGTCACCAGTGCGTCGTTCTTTGCCTTCAATTGCGCTGTAACCGCGTGGCACATCGTGGATTGGGCGTGGGCAGCACTTCCTAGAGATGTAAAAAGAAAAATCTGCCCCGATGGAAGGCTGGACTCCTTCAGGATTGTACTGGCCAACGAGTGTCCCGCGCTGGCGACCTGTCAGGCACTGGCGAACAACGGTAAACACTCGGGTACCACCAATGGGCCCGGAATGAAGGTTCGGGAACACCTCGAAATGCGCTTCTTGCCTGTTGAGGAGGTTGGTGCTGGCGACCCGATGCGCACCATCATTCACGAGATGTACCTGAGCAACGCTGGAGTAGAGCGGCCAGCAATCGCTGTTTTCAGAGAGGCTGGCAGATTTCTGCAGGCGCGACTTCTTCAGTGGAACCTTGTTGATGACCTTTGGAGCAAAGCGACCTTCTTTGATGATCCTGTTCACGCTTGAGCCCTCCCGCGGTGAGTGGTGGCCAACAGCTGGAGTAGGCGGTGGTGGTAGTGGATGGCCGCGTAGCTGGGCGCCCACGGATCGATAAAGCCGGCGAAGGGTTCGATGCCGTCGAGGCAGGCCCAGGGCTCGGGGTGGTGGGGCATCAGGTCGCGCTTCTCGGTGGCCAGGGCGATCAGGTCAGCGTGCTTCACACACTCAGGCAGGATCGGGTCGAGGTTGAAGCGCTCACAGATCGCCAGCCAGACGTTCCGCTCTACCTCGTCATATAGGCAGGTCACGCCGAGGCTGTGGGCGTGGTCGCGCATACCTTCCTTCAGCGGGCGAACCATGTCGCCCACATAGGCTTCGGTGGCGTCGTGGAGTAGTGCGGCGAGCTGGTGTTCAGCCGGCACCAGGTCGGACACCAGGTAGCAGTGCTGGGCGACGCTGTAGAACCGGGCGGTGTGGCCGTTGAAGCGGCACTGCATGCTCAGGCTGTGGGTAATGTCGGTTGGGTCCACCATGTCAGCGGTGGGGCGGGCCAGGTCGAACTTGCGTCCGCTGCGGGTGACGATCCAGGTCATGCTGCGGCCTCCATGTTGATGTGTTCTGCCGGGTGGGCTTGTGCCTCCAGGGCAGACTTCAACCGGTCGTGCATGTTGCGCATGCTGACTGCTTGGCGAGCCGACTCGGCCTGCTTATCCAGCGCTTGTAGGCCGGCAAAGGTGTCGCGGGCCAGTTCCAGGCTTCTCACGGCGGCGGCCAGCGTGGCCAGGTCTTGGTCGTTGAATGGATTGGAGCGACGCGCGTATTCAGCGATGCGTTGGTCTGCGTCTTGGATGAGCTGGTCGCGCTCGAGGCGGTGGCCGGTCTTGTCCGCTTCGCGCTTGCGGGCCAGTTCGACGAGGTCAATGTTGAGCAGGTGGATGCGTTCGGCGTTGGCTTCGCGGGCGATCTTGTGGCCTTCGTCGTAGCCATTGGCCCGGGCGGTGGCAGCCATGCGAGTGGCGATCAGGGGCCAGGCGAATAGGGTGATGACCAGTGCGGCGGCCAACAGTTGGATGATGGTTGCTTCTTGCATGTGCTGTGTCCTCGTAGGTGCCCGCCGCCGGGAATAGCTGTCAGAGTCCGGCAGCGGGGCTTGAACGGTGGCTTACTTGCCGAGGTTGAAGGTGCCGATGGTCAGCGGTACCAGGCCGCCTACCTGCTGCTCGAGCACGTCCTTGAACTCCTTGGCGAACTCTTCGCGCTGGGCTTCTTCACCCACCCAGCGGAGTTTCAGCAGGGGTTCGTCGCGGCCGGTGATGACGGACAGGCGCAGGGTGATGCTGGCTGCGCTTAGGCCATCGAAGGGCGCGGTGGTGAACACGAAGGTGGTGGGCAAGGTGTCCAGGCTGCGGGCTTCGATCTCGTCCATGGCGCTGCGGCTGGAAGACAGATCGCCCACCACGCTGTCGCGCTGGCTGGCTGCCTTGATGGTCATGCGGCGCACGGCGTTGATGGCGGCGGGCATGCCGAGGGACTCATTACCGGTGCTGGCCACCAAGTGCGGCATCCAGTCTTCCAGCCACTCGGCCAGGGCCTGTTGCGACAGCCCGCGCCCGAGGATCGCCAGCAGGCCGGCATAGGCGGCGGTCTGCTTCAGGCTGAGGGTGGCGGAGTCGTCGCCGTGGCCGGGTACCTCGTCATCGCCCAGGTTGAAGATGATGGTGGCGCTCATCTGGTCCTGGTCCACGAAGCCGGCGGGGCGTTGGACGTCGCTGGTGTGAGCTGCCACGTACTTGGTGAAGTCCGTGATGGAGTGCGTGGTCAGCGCACCTCGAAAGCGATTGCGTCCGGGCTGGAACGGTTCCAGGTTGTTCAGCTTCACCGCCTCCGGTAGCACGGCCAGGGTGGCGCCGTCGGCGATGGTGATCTGCTGGCCTGCTGCGGCGAGGGCGTTGGCGAGGATCAATTGCAGGGTGTCTTTTTGCAGCATGGTTCAGTTCCTTGTGATGTCAGAGATTGGGTGGAACAGGGATCAGGTGCGGGCGTGGACAGGCGCATCCCTCTCGGTGAAGAGCTGCGCCGTGGGGTTGGTCAGGAACAATTGGAGGCCTTCCGCCGTCACGTAAAGCGGGGTGTCCAGGGTGGTGTCTTCGCGCTTCTTGCCCCGCTTGGTCGGCTGCACGTAGTCCAGGGTGTGGGTCACGGCCACCTGCTGGCTCTGGGCGATCTGCTTGAGCTTGAAGGTCAGGGTCACCTGGCCCTGCTTGCCGAACTCGACAACGCCCAGGGCGACGTCGGAGAGGGCCTTGCCGACCTGCTGGGCGAACACGCCCGCGTTGAGTGAGTTGATGAACTCGGCGGTATCAGTGGCTTTCATGTGCTGTGCCTCGTGGTTGTGGATCGTCAGAGAGTTGCCCGGAGCGGCCGGGCGCCGGTTACGCCGCCTTCTCGGACTGCTTGTCGAGGAAGTCGGCCAGGTCCTTCAGGCGCACCCACCAGCATGCGAGCCGGGACTCGCTGTGCTGGTAGGCCGCCAGGTCCACCTTCTGCTGGCGGATGAGCTTGCGCAGGTGCTTGTCGGTCTTGATGTGTGGGAAGTAGTGCTCCCTGACCTGGGTGAGCGTCAGGCTGCTGGCTTTCCACTGCTGCATCAGTTGGCTGAGGGTGTCGCTCATCCATGGGTCTCCCCGCGCCCCTTCCTTGGGAGCTGGGCTGCAATGAGCTCGACGAGACTGTCGACACTCTTGCCCAACTGGCGGGCGACCACGTTGTCGTTGGCGTCGGTGATCACGGCGCCGTAGGGGCGCTGTGGGTCTTGAGTGAGCGTCACGTAGGGCAGGTAGCCCGGCGGGGTGCGCTCCACCAACCGGGCGTACAGCAGCGCCAGGTGGTGGGCAGCCGGAGCGACTTGCTGCTGCAGGCGCTCGATGGCCTCGGTGCTGGCGTCCCGCACCAGCTTCTGGTTGATGACGGTGGGGTGGTCGATGTGCAGGCCGACGAGCTTGAGCACGCCCACGGCGTGGTCGACGGCGGTTGGTCGTGGCTGGCTCATGCCGCTGCGTCCTTGTCCTTGGTGATGGTGATCTCGACGCCGAGACGCTTGGCCAGCCAGGCGATACCCGCCTCGGTGACCATCAGCACGGCGTAGTGCTGGTAGCTCTTGGTGGCCTCGACCCAGCGGGAACGCGGGTCCATGAACAGGTTCCCGCCGCCGATGTGCTTGGCGGCGAGGCTGCCGTCACGGTTCAGCGCCTTGGTGTCGCGCAGGTGGTTGCGCAGGTCGCGCTCGCGCACCCCCAGCACCTGGGCAGCTTCTCGGATGGTCCGGTTCATGGCCGTGGCCTCAGGCTGCCTGCTGGATGGCGCGGTGGTGCAGCCGGGTGATCAGGGCATCGAGCTTGTCGTACAGCTCGGACAGGCTGCCGTCGTTGTGGATAACAAGGTCGCCCGGTGCGATGGCGAGCCCGTTCTCGGAGCTGTGGCCGGCCACCTGCTGGGCGTCGGGGCGCTGGAGGTGGACGATGATGCCGCCCTTGCTGCGCAGCCAGTCGGCCTCGTTCTCGAAACGCACGTCGCGGATCACCACGCCCTTCATATCCTGGTGATGCTCAGCCAGCAGTTGCAGGTTCTGCTCGGCCAGCAGCAGCCAGAGCTGCGGGTGGACCCGGTCGCGCCCCCACTCGGTTCCGAGCAACTGCATCAGTTCGCGCGGTGACTTGCCGATGCCGGGCAGCGGCAGCTCCTTGAGGTCGCCCTCCAGGTGGGCTTGGGTCAGGTGGAAGAGCTCGGCCAGGACCTGCTTCAGCGGCTCCGCGAAGGCGTAGCTGAGCAGGGAGAGGTGGACGGCCAGGTAGCGGGCCACGGTGTCTTTGCCGGAACGGGCGCGGCCGTGCAGGCCGATGATCAGTTGGTTCATGCGGATTGCTCCTGCGCGATGGTCGGGGTGGGGCGATGGGTGTAGGGAAACTTTTTCTCGCGCAGTTCGTGGCTGCGAAAGTTGGAGGCGTTCAGATTCAGCTCGCAGAGGCGGTCCCGTTCCTGCTCGGTAATGGCGTTGAGCGAGCGGGCAGACGAGACCATGCCCAGTACGATGTAGAAGGCGTTGCTGGAGGCGGAATCGAAACGCGAAGTACGGCACTCGCGGAGGTAGTAACTCAGCGTCGACCGCCAGCCGGCCTGGATAGCTTCGGGGATGGTGGCGTTCATGCCGCATCGCCCCCGAACGGGCCGGTACCGGAGGTGCGGTTGCGGCGCTGCTGGGTGCCAATGAAGGGCAGGCCAGCGTCACGCGCTTGGCGGCGGATCTCGAAGATCAAGCTGGGGTTGGTGGCTGCCGGGTGCAGGTGGACCTGGCAACGGGTGGAGCTGTGCTGTGTCGTTTGCATCGTCGCGTACTCCAGGGGGCAGAGGTGGGTACGGACAGAAAATTAGCTTTACTTATTTATCAAGTCAACAGTGTTACTTATAAAATTTCCGATGGACGTAAAAAAGCCGCCTTTGTGGCGGCTTCGCATCAGATGAGTACGGAGTACCAGAACACTTTCCCGATGACTCTGATGTGCTGTTCGACGTAGTCGGCGTCGTATCTCTCATCGGGATACTCGTCAGCGTTGTAGCTTCGGACCCGAATCCCACCGCCCGGGAGCCTGTATAAAAGCTTTACTCTGAGTTGGCCCGAGTGGTCGATCGCGTACATCTTGCCGTCTTGAATCTGGGTGGAAGAGGTGTCAACTCCGACAGTGCTTCCATCCGGCAGCACCGGCTCCATGCTATTGCCTGTTACTGGTGCGCAGGCTGCTGTCTCCGGTGATATGCCCTTACGCTGAAGGCTTCTCTTGCCGAAGCGCAGCTTCGCGCCGTTGGTCTCCAGCATTACTTCCGATCCCATTCCTGCTGAAATCTCTACTTCCTTGTAGAACGGCAACTCCACTTCGTCCGGGCCAAGTGGGGTGCTGTCGTCCCAGACCTCGATTGGACTGACGGGTAGCGGCAGGGCTACCGCTGGGCTTCGCTCCTCGTTGGGCTGCCCATAGCGGGGAGTATCGTCCTGGCGCCTTGAGAACTGACCCACCGACTCGGCAAGGCGAGGGCTTACCTCTTCGGGGGCGAAGTCTAGGATGGCTGCGAACTTCAGGAGCGCCGATAGATTGAGCGGGATCCTCCCGTTCATGTACTGGCTTACGACGCTTTGTCCAGACCAGCCGCAGAGCTCGGCCACACGCTCTTGGGTTAGCGTGCGATCCAGCTTTTTGCGGGCTGTGTAGATCGCCTTGAGGCGACTGGCTTCGGCGGCCTGTTCTTCGTGTGCAATGTCCATGTGCTGAATATATAAGCGACGCTTATTGGATCAAAACAGCTCCGCTTCTTTTTCCTGTTGCGCTGAAATAGAAGTGTTACTAATATCTCGTCCGGACACCCATCGAGGAAAGAGTGATGGACGAGTGCAGTGATCAAACCCTTGCGGCATTTGCCGAGGGGAAGACCCAGCCCGAGGTGGCTGGGTTGATTCGGGTTACGCAGAGCGCGGTCTCGCAGATGATGAAGTCGGGCCGGGACATTCGCGTGCGGAAGCTGACTGAAGGCGGCTATGAGGCGTATGAAATTCGCCCGATTGGCGGCCGCCGCAAGAAGGTTGCTTGAAGTTGCCGGCGCGGGACTCTGACCTCCCGCGCCGGCGGGGTGCCTGGCAAGGACTCTGACCTCCTTGCTTCGGCGTACGACGACACAGCACATGCATCGGTCGTGGTCATAGAGTAGGGCGCGCCCTGCTCGATGGCTACACCGTAAAGGGAGCTTTTACGGTTATGAGCCGCGTTGACCTTTTGCCGGACTCGGGTCCGGTCTTTTCTCTCCGCCAGGCGTTGTATCGCGCCGGGCGCGACTATCACGGCGGGATCACCGCCCTGGCCCATGACCTGGTCATGGATCTCGACGCCCTGCAGAAGAAACTGAAGCTCGACGAGGAGCGCCGCTGGCCGACGCCCGACGAGCTGGAAGAGATCATTGGTGCCACCAAGGATGCACGTCTGTTGGACGCGCTGAATCGTCCGGCTGGGGCGGTGTGGTACCGGCCAGAACCTGTGAGCGCGACGCCCGATGCTCTGAAGGCCGTGGGCGAGCTGCTGGTGAAGGAGGGCATGTTCGTTCGCAGCTTGCACGAGGGCGCTGATGACAACCGCTGGCAGGCCTATGAGGTGGCCGAACTGGAGTTTCACGGGAACGAGGTGATCCGTGCCGTGCTCGCCATCATGGCCGGCGCCCGCGCCGCGATGGAGGGTCGCCAGCATGGATGAGCGCTTTATCGAGCTGGCGGAGGCTGCTCAAGCCGAGGCCCTGCAACGGGCCATCGACAACCGGGTGCGGTACCAAGGCGAGAGTGCCGAGGACTGTGATTCATGCGGAGATGAGATTCCCGAAGCCCGGCGCCTTGCAGTGCCGGGGTGTCGTTTGTGTGTGGACTGCCAGGTGCTGCTGGAGGTGCAACGTGTGTAGTTCAGGCCGTGCGGTTACGTCTGCGCTGCCGAAGACGCGCGAGAAGGGGTTGGGGTCGAGGGTGAAAGTTTTCAACCTCGACAATAAAGGCCTCGACCCAATTGCACAGATTGAAGAATTCGGTCTGGAATTCACTGACGTGCGCGGCCAGATCACCACCATGATTAATGGCAAAAAGCATCTGGTCCAGATTGGCTCGCAGAAGGTGAGTCACCTGACTGATATGCAGCGCGCCATTGATGGTGTTGAAAGTCGGCAGTTGCTGAAACGGGAAAGCATCAACTGCTGCGATTACTCGATCGGTCGCAGCGATATCAACGCTATTGAGAAATGCGGCGGGCGAATCCTGGTTGATGGTGTCCAGAATCGTGAGGAAATGGCTGCGCGTGGTCCTCGCGATCGCGGTGAAGGCCTCAATCAGTTGGCGATTCGTCTCAATACGCTGCTCCATGATAAGTCGCAGTGCTTTCTGATTCTGCCACCAGGCCACGCCTATCACCGCCACCAGCGCGATGATGGAGCCAACGGCTTGTACCCAGCCGGCAGTGCCGGGGTGCCGCTCGAACCAGCAAATCAATTCTTCCATGTCCGCGTGCTCTGCAAGGTCACAACTGGCGGCGTGATACCACCTGTAGTTTCTGCAGTGTTGCAGCTTTCCGGCGAGGTGCACGCATGAGTCAGGCAGGGAACGCCACTCCGATAGCCGCCTGGGCGCGGCGCTACATCGAAACTTTCAACCTAGCCCTGGTCCCCATCGAACCGGGCGAGAAGGCCCCCAAGGGCAACGGTTGGAACCAACCCGGCGGCTACTTCGTCGACGCAGACCAGGCCGAAGCCTTCTGGCAGAAGCACCCCAAACACAACATGGGCGTGGTCCACGGGCCCAGCCGCTTGTGCTCGCTGGATGTGGACCATGTGGAGTACAGCCGCCAGGTGCTACGCGATGTGCTGGACCTGGACGTGGACAGCATGGCGGTGGACTACCCCACGGTGGTGGGCAACCCGGCGCGGTTCCGGGTGATGTTCCGCTTGCCTGAGGGCGTTGACTTCAGCCGGCACTCGCTGAGCTGGCCGCATCCGGAGGACCCGGATGGCAGCAAGTTCAAGCTGGCCATGGCGGCCGCCAAACGCGCGAAGGAGACCGGCGATACGGCGCTGGAGGCCGAAATGCGGGCGAAGGCCAAGGGGCTGTCGCCCATCACGGTGTTCGAGCTGCGGGCAGGGTTGGTGCAGGACGTGTTGCCACCATCGATCCACCCGGACACGGGCCAGCCCTATCACTGGCGCACGGCGCCCTCGACGGATGGTCTGCCGGAGTTGCCCCGCGACCTGGTGAACATCTGGCGTAACTGGGAGGTGTTCAAGCGCATGGCGCTGGAGGCGTGCTTGTGGGCGCCGAAGGCGAAACCGCCGGTGAAGACCAAGCCGAAGCGCCCCTCGGCGCCGGCCGGTGACAAGCCGTCGGTGATCGACGCGTACAACCAGGCCTACGACGCCGAGGCGCTGCTGAAGGCCCACGGCTATGTGCGGCGCGGGAAGAAGTGGCTGTGCCCGCAGAGCACCACGGGCTTGCCCGGGGTGACTGTGAGCGAAGAGGGCAAGGTGTACTCGCACCACGGCTCCGACCCGCTGGCCAATGGGCATATGAATGACCCGTTCGATGTGTTCTGCATCCTCGAGCATGGTGGCGACCAGGGCGCCGCGGTGAAGGCCGCGGCGAAGCTGTTGGGCCTGGAGGTGAAGCGTTCGCCCAGGGCGCCCAGCCCGCCGCCGGAGGGCGAGGTGCGTGCGTCGGTGCCGCCGGCTCGCGACTATTCGCTGGATGAGGTCGAGCAGCTGATCGACACCGCGGCGCAGCAGGACCTTCCCCCGGCCCCATCCGCCGATGACTCCGGCGCAGAGCCCGGCCGCTCCGAACACGGGGGGGCGGGGGAGGGCCTGACTTTGGCGCGCTTGCTGCGCCGGTATGCGCTGGTAGAGGGCACCACCCATGTGTGGGACCTGGACACCGCGAAGAAGATGAAGAAGTCGGCCTTCGTGGCGCATGTGGGCAAGGATCTCTTCAAGGAATGGGACTCGGTCACCGATACCAAGCGGAAGAAGCGGGTCGGCGAAGAGTGGGTGCGTGAAATCGAGCAGGCCCGGACGATGGCCGGCAAGGCGGTGGGGGATATCACCATGCCGCCGCTGGTGCGCTACGTGTACATCGACGGGACGAAGGACGTTTGGGACTACGCGAAGAAGCGCCGGGTTGCGGAGGGTGCGGTGAAGATGGCCCTGGGCGATGCCTACAGCCTCTGGCTGAACAGCCCGGATCGGCGGGTGGTGGACATGGATCACATCGTGTTCGACCCGACCCTGAGCCACGACCCCGAGGTGTACATCAACACCTTCGAGGGTCTGCCGCTGACGCCGAAGCGTGACGACGCGGCGTGCGAGAACCTGCGCTGGCTGATCCACTTCCTGTGCAACCACACCGAGGACGTGGCGCAGTGGCTGACCCGCTGGCTGGCGTTCCCGCTGCAGCACACGGGCGCCAAGATGGACACGGCGGTGCTGATGCACTCGACCATGGAGGGCTCGGGCAAGAGCCTGCTGTTTTCGGTGGTGATGGGGATTCTCTACGGCCGGTACGCGGCGACGGTGGGGCAGACCCAACTCGAGGGGAACTTCAACGCCTGGCAGAGCGGCAAGCTGTGGGCGGTGTTCGAGGAAGTGGTCTCGCGGGACCAGCGCTACAACCAAGTGGGCAAGATCAAGCAGTTGATCACCGGGCAGACGGTGCGCATCGAGTCGAAGTTCGTGAACGGCTGGGAGGAGGCGTCGCACATGAATGCGGTGTTCCTCTCGAACGAGATCATGCCATGGCCCATCGGCCAGGATGACCGGCGCTTCCTGGTGATGTGGCCGGAGGAGAAGTTGCCCGAGGAGCGGCAGAAGGCGATCAAGCACGAGCTGGCTAATGGCGGCGTCGAGGCGCTTTATGCCTGGTTGCTGGAGCAGGACCTGGGCGACTTCGACGAGCGCACCAAGCCGCCGTCGACGCCGGCCCGTGAGCGCCTGGTGGCCCTGAGCCGGGCGACCTGGCAAACGTTCATCCACCTGTGGAGAACGGGCGAGCTGGGCACCGGGATCTGGGGCGCCTGCCTGACCACGGACCTGTATGCGCTGTTCATCGAGTGGTGCCACCGCAACAAGGAACACGCGATGAGCCAGACGAAGTTCAGTCTGTTCATCAGCTCGGCCGGTATCGACAAGACGCGGGCGATTCCTTGGACGGACCGCAACACGCGCCGGTTCGCTGCGTTCTTCTTCCCCAAGGACGAGCTGGCCTTCCTGCCACCTTCCCCATCATCGGCCGAGCTGGGCAAGCACGTCGCCGAATGGCGGGAGCGCGCCAAGCTGGCGGGCTGGAGTGTGGACGGTTGGGACCACGTGAAGGCGGTGGCGGCATGACTACGACCGAAAGTGTGTTGGGTGTGTTGCCTGTGTGTCGGGTCGTTTCGCTCAACCCAACACAGCCGCAGGCCACGAATGATGCGGGGTGTGGTGGGTGTGTGTTGGGTGTGTTGGGTTTGCACGTGCGCGCACGCCTGCGTGAATTCATTTCCTTCGGTCTGCTGGGCGAGGTGTTTTTCTCCACGCGAGGGCTGAAAAAACCTTACCAACCCAACACACATTACACAGACATAGGCAAAGCCTTGTTTTTATTGGGTTTGTTTTGTGTTGGGTATGTGTTGGGTTGGCGGTTTTTGTGTTGGGTTGGGGTTCTGACCAGGGAGAGCGCGCATGATTGAGGCCATTGAGGACCTGTTGAAGCACTGGGGCGAGCAGCACCGCAAGAACGGCTCGGCCGGTGGCCTGGGCAGCACGCTCGGCACCATCCTGGAGTACGGCGGGTGCGCACCCCGTGGCGGTGTGTATGGCACGCGGGAGCTGGTAGCCGGTGCCGGGCCTGACCATGTGGCCGAAGAAGTGGAGGCGGCGCTGGTGGCCGTGGGCGCCGCAGCGGATGGCGGCACCCTGGTGAAGCTGGCTCAGGTGCGGTACCGGCCGGGTGCTGGGCTGGACGAGCTGAGCCTGGCAGAGCAGATCGACGTTCTGGAGCTGGGGCGGGGTGCGGGCGGACGTAGTGCGTACTTCCGTCTGCTGGATCGCCTGCATGTGCGCCTCGAGGCGGAGCTGCTCGCACGGTTGGAGCGCTTGAAGGTGCGCCGCCGTGAGTCCGGGCGGGCAGGGGGCAAGGTGCGAGCGGCAGCCGTGCGCCAGGCGAAAGCGGCGCACCGGGCACGGGGTGTGGAGTTGTTCAAGGGGGAGAAGGCTTGACCGCTCGTCGGGTCACTCGGCGCCGGTGGGAGCCGGTGCGGCGCCAGTCGGCGCCCGTCAGGAACAACCGAAAACTGGGGGTTTTCGGTTTGCAACTCGGGGGGTAAAAAGTCCCCACGATTCGACAGGTGCGCCTAGTTGAATAAACCGAGCACAGTGCTGTGTGCCCAAGCCCGAGTCCCACTCGGGCACCCGAACCCCGCCACCCGGCGGGGTTTTCTTTTCCGCCGATGGCTGTGGTGGCCGAAGGCGCTCCGCCCGCAGGCAGCGGGCTTTCTACTTCAAGGTGACGCAATGAGCGATCAGAGCCAGGTGGCGGCGGACATGCCGTTGTGGTCGGTGATGCTGGCCCTGGTGCTGGCGGGCCTGAGCGGAGAGATGTGGCGCGCGGACAAGGCTGGCCTCACCGGCTGGGACCTGCTGAAGCGGATCGTCCTGCGTGCCGGGGCTTCGGCCTCCTTCGGCCTGGGCACCTTCGGCCTGGTGCTGATCGGCTTCGAGGCCCACATAGTCGCGGCGGTGGCCATCGGCTGCATCGTGGCGACCATGGGTGCCGACGTGGCGTCGGCCCTGTATGAGCGGTGGCTTGCGCGGAAGGCTGGGCTCTCTGACTCGGCCCGCCCCGACCCTGAGGGCGGCGCCTGACGACCGGGCCCAGCCGAAGGTGGCGCTTAAATTATCAATTTTTACCGACGGGGACGGCGCTGGCCGGGCGCGGGTCCTTTCCGGGGTTTCCGGTTCACACGGCGACGTAGACCGCGAACTTTTCCCAGACAGACGGGCATATAGGGGGTTCCGCTTCCGGGGCTCTGACCCGGGGCTTCCAAGGAGCACACATGCCGACCCAACGGGAGATTGCCCAGCACCTGGACATGAGCGAGCGCAACTGCCGTGACGTCCTGAAGACGCTGGATATCGACTGGACCGAGGCGAGCCTGGACGAGATCCGCATCGCCTACATCCGCGACCTGCGAGAGAAGGCCGCCGGCCGAGGCAGCAGCCAGGCCGAAGCCCTCAACGCGGCGCGGATCGAAGAGTCCACGGTCAAGGCTGCCAACGGCCGCCTGACCTACCACGAGAAACTGGGGACGCTGGTCCCCGCCGCTGATGCCGCACTGGCCATTCGTGACTGGGCGGGCTTCGCCAACCGGGAGTATCAGGGCGGCGTCGAAAAGCTCGTCCAGCACGTGGAGAACGCGCACAAGATCAGCGTCGACCGAGCCGAGGTAACCCGCATTGCTGGATCTACAGTCAGCCGAATTGGCGGCTATGCGGACAAACTTGGCCGTCGTATTGCTGGAGGCAGCGGCACAGTTCAACCCGCCGAAGGACATCCCGACGGTTGAGTACCTGGAGTCCGATTACTACTTGCCGCAGGAAGCCGGCGTTCTCAATGGCCTCTACCAGTTTTACTACACCCCCTACTTTATCGGCGTCGCCCTGGCGATGGACGACCCGGAGGTGGAGGAAGTCGATCTGATGAAGGCCGCCCAGATCGGGTGGACCTACTTCCTCATCGGCGTCCTGTTCAAGCGCATCACCGGTCGGCCCATGCCGATCATGGTGCTGTTCGCGAAGGAGGGTGACGGCAAGGCCTTCCACGACGAGAAATTGGTACCGGCGACCAAGGCGAACAGCCATGTCGCCAACCGGATGGACGTATCCACCGCGAAGAAGTCTGGCAACCGCTGGAACCACAAAAGTTTCCCGGGCGGCTTCCTGAAACTGGTGGCGTCCAACTCGCCGGGCAACGTGAAGTCGACCTCCAGCGTCGGCCTGGCCGTGGTCGAGGAACCGGACGACACCAGCGATGACGTGAAGGGGCAGGGGGATGCTATCGGCCTGTTGGAAGAGCGGGTCAAGCGATACCCCGGCGCCAAGTTCGTTGTAGGCGGCACGCCTTCCCTGGCCGGGTTCTCGAAGACGGAGCAGCGCCTGGCCCAGACCGACCAGCGTGTGCTTCCAATCCAGTGTCATGACTGCGGCCAGTTCCATGTCCTGGACTTCGAGCACTTGAAGTACCTGAGTGCTGACCCCGAAGAGGGTGCCCAGCCTCATGAGGTCTACGGCTTCGCGCTCCCGGAGACGGCCTACTATGCCTGCCCGCACTGCGGCAGTGCCTGGGACGATTTCCAGCGGCAGGAGAATGTGCGCAACACCGTGTTTCGTGCGGTAGAGCAGGGTGACCCGCTGGCGGGGTGGGTGCGGACGGCGCCATTCCACGGCAAGGCCGGTTTCAAGGAGCTGAACGAACTCTATGCCTGCTTGCCCGGAACCTCGATGGCGGGCCTGGTGCGCGAGCGGTTGGCAGCGGAAAAGCTGGCCGACTCCGGCGACCTGAAGCAGCTGATCAAGTTCGTCAACCAGAAGCAGGGGCGGACGTACGAGTACAAGTCCGACATGCCCGGTGTCGACAAACTGGCCGAGCGCGTGGAGGAGTACGAGGAACTGGTGGTGCCGGCGGGCGGGCTGGTGTTGCAGCTGACGGTGGACGTGCAGCACGACCGACTGGCGCTGATCCTTCGGGCCTGGGGGCGGGGTGAGGAGAACTGGCTGGTGCTCTGGACGGAGATCGCCGCGAAGAATTCCACCTCGAGCATCGACGACCCTGTGTGGAAGGAACTGGACCACTACCTGTTCCGCAGCTACCGGCATGCCCGCGGCTACCGCTTGCGCGTCTCGGCGGCGAGCATCGACTCCTCGGATGGCCAGACCAGCGATGCCGTGTACGAGTACGTCCGGACGCGCCGGAAGCGGCTCGACAAGCTGCTGGCCATCAAGGGCAGCAAGAACATCGACGCGGAGATCCTGACGCCGCCCCGGAAGATCGACCTCAACTCCCGGGCGACCAAGGCCTCGAAGTACGGCCTGCAGGTCTACATGGTGGGGGTCAACAAGGCCAAGGACCTGCTCTCGGAGCGGCTCAAGCTCATTGGCTCAGGTTCCGGCCGGATGCACACCTACAAGGGCGTGCGTGCGGACTACTTCGAGCAGATCTGCGCCGAGGTGAAGGCACCTAGCCGTAAGCACTCGGGCAAGAAAATCTGGCAGCCCAAGGCCGGTGCCGCACACGAGGCGTGGGACTGCGAGGTTTATCAGATCCACCTGGCCCGGTACCAGCGGCTGCACCTCAAGTCGCCCGCTGAATGGGATGCCATCGAGGCCAAGCTGATGCAGGCCGACCTGCTGGCGGAGGCTGAGGAAGAAGATATGCCGCCGACTACCGAGGCGAGCACTACCACCCACCAGCCTCCGGCCGGAGCCCACGCCGTCAGCGTGGCCGACCTGGGGCGCATGCTGAACGGAGATGACTGATGGTCGCTGACACCAGGCTTCAGGAGGCGCGCCAGGCTCTGCACCTGCTGATTACCGGGCAGAGCACGGTCAGCATCCAGCGCGACGGCAAGCGGGTCGAGTTCGCCCAGGCCAACCGGGGCGATCTCGAGAAGTACATCAACCTACTGGAGGTCGAGGCCGGCGCGGCGAACCCCCGTCGGCGCGGCCCGGCGAGTGTGATTGCATGAACAACGTCCAGATCCTCCACCCCAGTGGCCGCCCGGCGCGGGAAATGCTGAGCGGTTGGCAGGGGGCCGGTGCCGGCTTTGGCGGTCAGTTGGATCGCTGGCGGCCAGCCCTGAAGACGCTCGACGCGGCTCTGCTGCCCCAGCTCGACCTGGGTAATGCCCGGGCCGAGGACGTCACCCGCAACAATGCCTTTGCCGCCAACGGTGTCCAGCTGCATGTGGATAACATCGTCGGGCACCTGTTCCGCCTGAGTTACAAGCCTCGCTGGCGTCGACTCGGCATTGCCGATGCGGACGCGCGGGCCTTCGCCCAGGACGTGGAAGCCTGGTGGACGGAGTACGCCGAGGACCCGGTCGGCTGCTGGCTGGACGTGGAGCGCAAGCGAACTGCCACCATGATGGTGCGGGAAGCGGTGGCCACGCACACCCGCTTCGGCGAAATCACCTCCGTGCCGATGTGGCTGGAGCGTGCGGGCACCCGGATGCGCACCGCGGTGCGGATGGTCAGCCCGAAGCGGATCAGCAACCCCAAGGGGCGCAGCGACTCCGACCGCCTGCGTGGCGGTATCGAGATGGACAGCAACGGTGTTCCGCTCGCCTACTGGGTGCGCAACACAACCGCCAGCATGCTCGGCTTGGGTAGCGGTCTGGGTCAGGAGTGGGTACGGGTGGAACGGGAAACCACCCACGGGCGGCCGAAGTTCATCCACGTGTTCGAGCCGATGGAGGATGGTCAGAGCCGTGGCACCAACCAGTTCATGACCATCCTTGAGCAGTCCCACATGCTGCCCAAGCTGCAGCACACCAAGCTGCAGAATGCCATCGTCAACGCCATGTACGCGGCCACCATCGAGAGTGAGCTGGGTACCGAGGCGGCGATGGAGGTGATTGGCGCGGGCTCGGAGACGAGCATCCAGAACCTCACCAATTACATGATGGCGGTGAACACCTTCAACAAGGGGTCGAAGCTGTCCCTGAACGGGGTGAAGATCCCGCATCTCTGGCCCGGCGAGAAGCTGAACCTGCAGACCAGCGGCAACGTCGACAACGGCTTTACCGACCTGGAGTCCTCGATCCTGCGCTGGATGGCAGCGGGGCTGAATGTCCCCTACGAGCCCTTCGCCAAGGACTACCGTCAGCTTTCCTACAGCACGGTGCGGGCCTCGATGCTGGAGGGGTGGCGCTACTACATGGGCCGCCGGAAGGTCATTGCCGCCCGCTACGCCACTTACCTGTTCGTGCTGGCGTTCGAGGAAGCTCTGCAGCGGGGTGAACTTCGTCTGCCGCGCAAGGCAACTCGGGGTTTCTACGAGGCCAAGGCATCCTGGTCGAACTGCGACTGGATCGGCTCCGGTCGGCTGTCCATCGACGGCTTGAAGGAGGTGAAGGAAGCGGTCTTGCGTATCGAGTCTGGCCTCAGCACCTACGAGAAGGAGTTGGCTCTGCTCGGCGAGGACTACCAGGAAACGTTCGCCCAGCAAGTCCGGGAGATGCAGGAGCGGCGCGAGGCAGGCCTGCCGCCGCCCAGTTGGATGAATACCCAGGCCCTGGCGCCTGAACAGACCGAACCCACCGAGTAAGGCCCGCACCGCGCGGCCTTCTCCATTCAGGACAGCACGATGAACAACTATGCGCACATTGCCAGCCGGGTGCTGAACACGCCCCTGTTGCTGGAGCCCGGCTACGCCCGAGTGTTCTTCAGCGCCCTGTCGAGCCGGCTGGGAATTGCCAGCCTCAACGACGCCGATGGGCCGGTGGAGGAGGGGCTGAAAATCAGGGTCGATGGACGGACTTACAACAAAACGCGGGTCAACGCCTGGGGTGATGAGGAGGTGCTGTTCCAGGTTGTGGAAGGTGTTGCCCTACTCGACGTCAAGGGCACCCTGGTCCACAAGCACGGCTACCTGAAACCCTTCAGTGGAATGACAGGTTACGACGGCATCATCAATCGCACCGCGATGATGTTTGCCGAGACGGACGTGAAGGGTGTGCTGATGGACCTGCACACGCCCGGCGGCGAAGTGTCCGGTTGTTTCGACACCGTCGACCGGTTGAGGCAAATGTCCGAGCAGGCGGGCAAGCCCATCTGGTCCATCTGCAATGACATGGCGTGCTCGGGGGGCATGGCTCTCGCCAGTGCGGGCTCGCGGCGCCTGATCACCCAGACCGGCATGGCCGGATCGGTTGGTGTGGTGATGGCCCACGCCAGCTACCAGGAAGCGCTGAAGGAGGCTGGGATCAAGGTCACCCTCATTCATTCCGGGGCCCACAAGGTCGAGGGCAACCCTTACGAGGACCTGCCGGACGAGGTCCTGGCGCGCTTCCAGTCCGACACCCATGCCTTGCGTCAGCATTTTGCCGAGCTGGTGGCTCGCCACATTGGCCTTTCCACCGAGGCCGTCCTGGCAACCGAGGCGGCGGTCTATCGCGGCCAGGCCGCCATCGATGTTGGCTTCGCCGACGCCCTGGTCAACGGCCACGAGGCCATTGCCGAATTTTCCGAACATCTGTCCACACCGGGCAGGGTCATCACTACAGGAGCAACCATGTCTACCCAAGAGACGACTACTGGTGCTGGCGGCGCGCCCGCGGTGAGCGTCGAAGGCGCCCAGCCGGACCCCAAGGCCGAACGCGAGCGCGTACGCGGCATTCTCGGCCACGCCGAAGCCAAGGGCCGTAGCGGTCTGGCCGAGCACCTGGCCTACGAAACCGATCTGAGCGTCGAGGCTGCCGGCGCGATGCTCGCCAAGGCCCCGGCCGATGGCGGTAGCCTCGATGCCAGCACCTCGCTGGACCGCGTAATGGCCAACGAGTCCCAACCCAAGGTCGGCGCCGATACCGCTGCCGGCGCCGATGAACCGAGCAAGGCGCAGAAGATCGTCGCTGCCTGGCAGTCCGCGAAAGGAGTGAAAGCCTGATGAGCACCGTCAACCAACCCACCGATGACTGGATCACCGGTTCCGCGCCCTACGTCACCACCCAGGGCATCATCGCCAGCGGCCAGAACCTGCCCGAGCGCACCCCGCTGGGTCAGATCGCCGCCAGCGGGCTGCTGGTGAAGTGGGCGCCCGGTGCCAGCGATGGCTCGCAGATTGCCGTCTACATCACCGAATACGCGGTGGATGCCTCGGCAGCTGCGAAGAAAGCCCAGGTGATCTCCGGCGGCCAGTTCAACCCTGCCAAGTTGAACTGGCCGGCCGGTACCACCGACGCCCAGAAGCTGACCGCCTTCGTCGGCAGTCCCATCACCCTTCAGCCGCCGGTCTGACCGGAGCCGCACAACCCCCTTCCGGGCCGCAGCAGCGGCCCGTTTCATTTCAGGAGAACTGAGCAATGGCCGCTGGCTACGATACGACCACTCTTCTGGGGGTGAAGGAGATCCTTCCGCGTTTCACCCCCCTGTTCATTCAGATGTTCTTCCCGTCCGTGGTGACCTTCGGTACCGAGGAAGTGGCATTCGACAAGATCAAGAAGGACCGCCGCCTTGCGCCCTTCGTCGCCCCCATGGTTGCCGGTCGTGCCCGCAAGGAGCAGGGCGGGTTCCTGACCACCCTCAAGCCGGCCTACGTGAAGCCCACCGATGTGGTCAAGCCGACCCGGCTGATCAAGCGCCGCCCCGGCGAGCCGCTGAATACCGAACTTAGTGCCGAAGATCGGCACGACGCTGTGATTGCCGACATCCTCGACGAGCAGGAGCAATCCATCGTCGCCCGCGAGGAATGGATGGCCGTCCAGGGCGTGCTGTTCGGCAAGGTCGTTATCGAGGGGGACGATTACCCGACTCAGGAAGTCGACTACGGTCGCAGCTCCGCCAACCAGGTCGTGCTGGCCGGCGCGGCCAAGTGGGACACCGTTGACCCGGATACCTACGACCCGACCGACGACATCGAGGACTGGGCCGCCGCCGCCAATGGTTCGCCCTCCATCATCATCATGGACAAGCTTGCTTGGCGCCTCTTCTCCCGCATGAAGGCGGTGAAGGAAAAGCTGGAGAGCCGTCGCGGCAGCACCTCCCAGTTGGAGCTGGCAGCGCAGACCGAGCGGGATGTACAGCGCAAGGGCTTCTACGGCGAGTACGAAATCCTTGTCTACAACGGCGCCTACACCGACGCCGACGGCAACAAGGTCAACTACATGCCAGCCAACACCGTGCTGCTGGCGCCGACCACCACCGACAACGTGATGGCCTACGGCGGCATCCAGGACGCCAAGGCCAATGCCAACGGCATCGCCGAAGCGACCCGCTACCCGTCGAACTGGTTCACCGACAACCCCAGCGTGGAATGGCTGCAGACCCAGGCGGCGCCGCTGCCGGTGCTGTTCGACGCGGACGAGTTCGTTTCCGTCAAGGTCGCCTGATCCAGGTCTTTTCCGTAACAGGGCCCGGCTCTGCCGGGCCACAGGGAGTAAATTCAGATGGCAAAGCAATACCTGGTGAAAGTCACCGTTCATTACCGCGACAAGGACGGCAGGAAGCTCGTGATTCCCAGCGGTCCCACACCCCAGGCCGTTCCCGGCACCCTCGTGAAGGAGCTTCTGGCTGCCGGCGCCATTGTTGAGCTTGGGGACGGTACCGACCAGCCTGCTGGCGGCACCGAGTCCTGACCATGGCCAGCGAGTTCGACCGCCTGATGTCGCGGGCGGACGACACGCTGTTCCGGGTCTTCGGCGAGAAGGGCTGCTCAACCTACACCGCGCCGGGCGGCATGAGTCGCTCGGTCGATGTCGACGTGATGCTGAGCAAGAACGTCCAGGTGGCTGGCGCCGATGGCATCTTCCGGGCCGTCCAGAACTTGGCGGAGTTGCGGCTCTGCCAGGTACCCAGGCCATCCCGCGGCGGCGTGTTGTCTCTGTCTGACGGCCGCTTCCTGCTGGACGAGAAGCTGGACTCTGACGGCCTGGTGGAGCGCTGGGCTCTGACGCCCTGGGGATAAGCATGGCCGGATACGACGCTTTTAGACTGGAGATCCGCGGCGACTCTGAGTTCCTGCAACGGCTGTGGACGGCCCCTGACCGCCTGCGCCGTCTTGCCCAGATGGCCCTGAACAGGGTCGGGCGGGGGCTCAGCACCCAGAGCTGGCGGGCGATCCGCGACGAAATCAACCTCAAGCCCAGTTACATCCGGGACGAGGTGAACTACATCCCGGCCACCGAGGACAAGCTGCGGGTGATCATCTTCGCGCGCAAGCGCGGGGTCACCCTGAGCCAGTTCCCCCACAAGCTCATCTGGAAGGTGGGGAAGAACGGTCGGCGAGTGCGTGCCGGGGTCGAGGTGAATGTCGGGCACGACTGGACGGAACTGGTCGAGGGCGCATTCATCGCCCGCATGGGGCCGCCGGGTGGGTTGATCGCTGAACGCGCCGGCCGCGCCAGGCTTCCGCTGGATGTACTGCATGGTCCATCCCCGTCCCAGGTCCTGGGCAGCAAGCTGGACGAGCTGAGCGAACAGGGCCGCGACGACCTAGAGCAGGAGCTGCAGCGTCTGGTAAAGAGGTTTGAGCTGTGAAAAACCCGATCGAACTGGCGCATCAGGCGCTGCTGGCCCGGCTCGGGCAGATCGTTCCCTCCAATGGCTTTCTGTCTGATGCGGGGACCCGCATTCGCCACGGCTGGCTGCAGGACGTCCTCGCGGAGCATGACCTGGCTTACCCGCTGCTCGTGGTCCAGCCCGGAGAGTACCCGCCGCCCTTGAACGGGAGCGGGTGTGTTCTGGCCAACATTGGTCGTCGGGTGATCGGTGTCGTGCGGCCCGATCACCCGGACACCTATCAGGCCGAGCTGGACATGCTGTACGTCGACCTGATCGCCGCCCTGCAGGTGCCGGAAGGCCTCCCCAACCCTTGGGGGCCTCTTGGCCCCTCCCGAGTCACCATCGGCAGCGCCAAGCCTTTCCCGCCAGGGGAAGGCATCGCCGCCGGAACCATCCTCATCCCCGTGCAACTGCACGTCATCATCAACGGAGCGTAACCATGGCGCGAACCGAGAACGCCGCTGATCCCAAGCAGCCGGCGACGGTCGAGGTCACCCTCGATAAACCCCACACCCACAAGGGCCAGCTGAAACCGGCGGGTACCAAGATCGAAGTTACAGAAGCCCGTAAGGCCTGGCTGGAGCAGCAGGGCGTGATTAGTGGCAAGGTTCAGGAGGAGCAGAACAATGGCTGATCTCCGCGGCGCTTTTCTGGGGGTAGGCAAGATCTACCTCGAAGACCTGGACGACCCGAAGGGCCTGATCCAGATCGGCAACTGCAACAGCCTCAACTACGAGGCTACCCCGCAGGAGATCGAGGAGCAGGACTACACCACCCCTGGCGGTGGTCTGGATGCCTCGGTTCAGCGCATCACGGCGGTGAACGTCAACTACAACGCCCGCCACTTTAAGGCCGAGAACATGGCGCGTGCTCTGTACGGCAACGCCACCAGCGTGGCCGCCGGCACCGTCACCGGCGAAGCCAAGAAGGCCTGGCCTGGCGCGCTGCTGGTGCTGGATCATCCGGGCGCGACCAACGTGGTCATCACTCCGGCGGCCGGTGGCGCAGCCCTGGTGCTAAACACCGACTACACACTGAACGCTGCGGGCTTCCCCGAGTTCACCGAGGAGGGCGCAGTCACCACTGCCGGCATGGATGTCGAGATCGACTACTCCTACGCCAAGCACGTCACCATCCAGGCCCTGGTGAAGTCCGGCAAGCGCTACCGCATGGTCTTCGTCGGTCTGAACGAGGCCCGCTCTGGTAAGCCGGTGATTGTCGAGGTGTTCCGCGTGAACCACTCGCCGGCCAGCCTGGGCTTCATCGGCGACGAGTTCCAGGGCATGGAGTTCACCGCTAAGTGCGAGAAGGACCCAACCAAGACTGGTACCGGTGTCTCTCAGTATCTGGTGATTAAGGACGTCGACTGATCATCTCGGGCCGGCTACATTCCCTCCCATTTCACGATGGGAGGGAAACCCTATGCGCCTCTTTGTCCTTGCTGCATTAGCTCTGCTCGTAAGTTTCAATGTTCCGGCGGCAACAGTCGTGAAGTGCATGGACTCGAGCGGCAAAGTGACATTTGTGCAGAACCAGTGCCCGGAAGGCTTGGTTGGCGAACTTCGTGATGTGAAGGCGAGCCAACGGCCCAGTGGAGACGGCCCAGCGGTCAGGATGGCGGACCCATCGAAAACATACGTTACTGCCAAGCCAAAACCTGTCAGAAAAGTAAGGACTGTGCAGCCCCAGCAAGTGGAGGCTGATGCGGCGCCCGTTGCCGCAGCACCGACGAGAGTCATTGTGCAGCAGCCATGTAAGCGTTATGTCGAGCAGCGAATTCGGTACACCCGGAAGGCAACGAATGGCGGGACGACTGGCGGGGTCAGAGTCGTGAAAGTCCCTGTCCCCTGCTGACCAAAATGAGACGATCCAGGCCCGCTTCGGCGGGCTTTTTCATGGGAGAAGGGAAATTGGCAGAGATCACCAACAGTCGCGAGATCAGGGTTGGCGAGCGCCGTGTGACGGTGCGTGAGCTGACGGTGGCGGAGGTGAGACAGTGGCTGGGGGACGCGTCATCCAGGCAGCAGATCGACACCGTGGACGCCATGCTCTTCGAGGACATCTCGCTGCCTGACCTGGCACGTATGACCAGCCTGGATGTGGATTCCATGGGTGACTGGCAGCCGAGCCAACTGCGCGAGGTCATCGCCGCGGCGAAGGACATGAACAAGGATTTTTTCGCCCTACGGGAGAGGATCGTCAGCGCGTTTCTCCCGACCCAGCCAGAGAACTGAAAGCGCTGGATGATTCGGTGACGGCCCTGATCGGGCTCGGTCACCACGCTGCCTGGGGTTACCCCTGGTCCCTCTACCTCAACACGTTAGCGGCGCTAACGCGGCGGAAAAAGTAACGCCGCGACCGACAGTCCAACCAACGCCACCCCAACCAGCACGAACAGCGCGATCACCACCGGCATGAATGCCTTGGGGGCGACGCACAGCGCTGCGATGGCGGCTATCCAGAAGAAGGTCTTTGCACTCATGACTGATGTCACGCTCACGCTTGGGGTGGATGACGGTGGCAGTATTCGCCAGCTGGACAAGTTCAGCAAGGCCGCCGCCGCAGCCATCAAGACGTTGCAGCAGCCGGTTGGGCGTGTCACGGCATTCCAGGAGTTGCAGACCAGCGTCGAGCGCACTGGGGCGGCGCTTCGGGATGCTAAGGATCGCCTTCGCACTATGCAGCAGGAGTTAGTGCGCCTGGATTCTGCCAACTCTAAAACCGCCGCCAGCTATCGCCAGATTGCCGACAGCGTCAGGACTATGGAGTCCAACGCGAAACGGCTGGACGCCCTGCAGTTTGGCCAACGCAATCTGGCCGTTGCCCGTGATCGTGTCCGTGAGCTGGGCAACGAACTGGCCCGAAGCGCTGAGCCTTCTAAACAGTTGCAGGGCCAATACAGCAAGGCCCTGGCGGAGTACCAGAAGCTGCGCAGCGCAGTGCGGCAAGGCGAGATCCAGCTCACCGGCGTCCAGGTAGACCCTCGCGCCTTGGCAGATGCCAAGCGGCAGATGGCTGAGCTGGGCGCTGAACTGCAGCGTGGCACCGCTACGTCGCGTCAACTTCAAGTCGAGTACAAGGCAGTGACTGGCGAGATGAACCGCCTTGCTGTCGCCGCTTCGTCCGATGGCGCCCAGTTGGAGCGTATGCGCACACAGCTGCGCGCCGCCGGCGTCGACACTCGCAATCTCGCCAGTGAGCAGTCTCGCTTGCGCGCAGAACTGGCACAGAAGGTGCCCAATATTGCCCTGCAGGATGCCGTTGCCCGGGCTCGCGACTCCTTCGGGGTTCGGCCATTCGCCGACGTTAACGAAGAGGTCGTCAAGCTTCAGCGCAACTTCGCCCTGTTGAAGTCCAGTGGTCGCCTGACTCAGACCGAACTGATCCAGGCCCAGGTGCGAATGCTCGAACAGACCCGCGCCCTGGAAGAACAGACGAATGGCTGGCGCACCAGCTTGGCTAATGTGAAAAACGAGATCATCGCTGGTGCGGCGGCCTTCAGTGGTGTTGCCCTGCTAGGCCAGCGCGCTTTCACCGAGTTTGCAAGCTTTAGCCAGCAGATGGCTGGCATCGCGTCAATCACGGACTTGACAGGCGAGCAGCTGGAGAGCTTGTCAGCTTCCGTTCGCCAGTTGAGTGTCGATCTCGGAAAGGGCGCCACCGGCAGTGCCGCAGCTCTTCGCGAAATTCTCGGCAGCGGTATTGATACCGGTCGAAGCCTTGATGTGCTAGCTCAAGCCTCTAGGGCGGCAGTGGCTGGCATGTCGGAGACGAAGACTGCTGCATCGGTCGGCGTGACCATCGTCAACGCCTACGGTGAGAGTGTCGACAACCTGGGTCAGCGCTACGACCAGCTGTTTTTGACCATCCGTGATGGCGTGGTGGAGTTCGACGAGCTTGCTGCTGGATTGGGCCAGGTACTGCCGACGGCTGCCGCCGCCGGTGTCGGCTTCGACGAACTCGGAGCAGCGCTGGCTCGCATGACCGTTCAGGGCATCAAGGCTCCTATCGCGATCACCTCGCTTCGCAGCGCAATCACTCAGCTCGCTTCTCCAGCTCCCGAGGCGGCCAAGGCCATGAAGGAGTTGGGCATTAGTTGGAATGGACTCCAGGGCACGCTGCAGCAGATCGCCAGCAAGAAGCTTGGTATCGAAGCAATGCGGCAGATCATCCCGGATGTCGAGGGGCGTACTGCTGTCTTGGCGCTCACCAATCAGATCGCCGCCTTCAACGAGCAAGTCGAGCGAATGGACGAGGCCGCCGGTGCTACGCAGCGGGCCTACGACATCATGAAGGACACGCCTGAGCAGCAGGTCGCGCGCTTCAAGTCGGCCGTAGGGGAGCTGCAGCTTGCGTTTGGCCAAGCGCTGGCCGCTGGCCTTCCTCTCGTCGAACTGCTGACGGACATGCTCAATGCGTTCAACGAACTCCCAGAACCGGTCCGGCTAACCTTGATCGGCATTGTTGCCCTTGGCACTGCTGGAAAGGCTCTTTCGATTGTCCTGGCAGCAATTCGCGGGCCTTTCTCCTTGTTCCTTTCCCATCTTGCTGCAACCCCAGCGGCTGCAACTGCTGCTGGTGCTTCGCTTGACACGCTCAGTGGTCAGGTCGGGCGCCTTGGTGGGCGCCTCAAGGGACTTCGCTTCTCCACGCTTGCGAAAGGCGGGTCTTGGTTGGCGATTGGAGCCATCGCGGCAGAGTTCTACATGCTGCACCGGGAGATGCAGAACCTGGCCCAAGATCAGCAGGCAATTGAGGCTGATCTCTCGAAGAAGACGGCAGAGACGGCGAAATATGCTGACACGCTGATCAAGTCGGCTGGCGCGGTACGTGGCCTGACCGACGATGAGCGTAAGGAGTACGCGAAACAGCTCCGGCTAGCTGAAGAGCACTGGCGACTCCGAGCGGAACAAATCAGCCGGGCAGATATGGAGCGCGATGGGCCGACTGCTCCTGTCAGCAAAGAGGCGCTCCTGGCTGCCGGGCAGGCTCGCGCTTATCGCGAGGCCTATCAGGCAATCGACAAGATCCAGGACGATCGCCTGAAATCCGAACAGGCTTTCCAAACCCGTCAGGACACCATTCGCAACTCCGAGGTCGACAAGGTCAAATCCCAACTGGCCGAGGTGCTGAAGGAGCACGAGAACGCCAACAAGCGGCTGGAGCAGGTGCGGAAGCGTCGGGAGGACATCCAGAAGCGCTTCGCGGCGCTGGCCGATAGTTTCGCTGCCGGTGGCCAGTCCGGGGCGCCAACGTTTGGTGACCTTACCCAGGCCAAGGTTAACGCTCGAAATGCGGCCAAAGTCGGCGATACCGATACAGCGCTCAAAGAGGCCGAACGTGCAGCGGTAATCCTCGAGCAGCTTCGTGATGCCGGCGCCAATACCTATGGCTTCGAGGGCATTGCCCGCGAGCTGGGGCAGATCGCAGATGCGGCAGCCAAGATCGATCAGGAAAACGCCGAGGCGTCGGTCAAGGCGCAGGAGCAGCGCGTTGAAGCGCTCCTTCAGAAGGCCGAAGCCCTGAAGCGAATCAGCGTCGGCTTCGTCTCCGATACCGAGTCCGAGGATCAGACGCGCCAGCGCATGCTTGAACTCGCCGAGGAGTGGCGCAAGTACATGCAGGTCCAGGTCACCCTGGTTCCGCCGGATACCTCCAACCTGAAGCGTGCGGAAGAGATGGTCGACGGTGCTGGTGTTGCTGCTGCACCGGGCTTTGCCACTGGTGGCGTTCTGCGTGGCCCGGGCACCGGAACAAGTGACAGCATTCTGGCGCGGCTGAGCAATGGCGAGGGCATCCTCACAGCTCGGGCCGTTCAGCATTACGGCGCCGGCCTGGTCCACCAGATCAATCGCTTGCAGCTGCCTGGGTTTGCCGACGGCGGGGTGATGGGGGAGCGGTTTGTGCCGACCGTACCGTCCATGGCCATCGCCCTTCAGCAGCAGTCTCAGGCGGGCGGTGAGCCGCCTCATGGGGGTACTTTCACCTTCAACATTGCGGGTGAAACCGTCCAGGTTCAGGCCTCACCTTCAGATGCGGCAGTTCTTCGCCGCTTGGCGCGAATGCATGGCCGGAACTGACCAAGGGAGAATCAATGAGCAGGATTATGTTGGGGGGAATCCCCATCCGTATCGACTCGGGGGCGCCAACGGTGGAGTACTCGCCCACTGGCGGGGTGTCCACGGCTCGGCGCTCAGGGGGCGCCCTGGTAAAAATGCGTCACTGGCGAAAGACAGCCATCACGATCCGGGGAACCGGTTGGATGGGGCCTGGATTCGCCGGCCTGGACTTCGACCAGCCGTTGGAACTGCGTTGTACCAAGCAGCAGTCGCTGACCACCACGGCGCTCACCGGCACCTTGCCGGGCACGCCCCGACCGGATGATTCGCCCTGGGCGCTGGCCTACGTGGGCGGTGACTGGCAACGCACTCCGGTGGAGGTCGAGCCTGATCGAACCTTCACCATCACTGCCGTCCCCGGCGCCCTGCAGTATCAGGTCTGCTGGCGCCCGGTGTTCACCGTGTTCTGTGAACCGCCACCGGAGTCCATGGACCCGGCCTCCAACACCCATGACTGGACCATCACCGCTGAGGAAGTCTGATGCTGCTGAATGGCTCGGAGCTGAACGCCGTCGAGTTGAACGGCGAGTCGGCGGGCGGGAGTGTGCCCGGCCCGGTCACCGTTACCCCCGTGGTGTCGGTGATCTGGGATGTTCGCCTGCTGCTCAATGGGGTGGATGCCAGCGACCTGCTCACCGGTGCTGTGCGTATCGAGCGGGAGGAAGGCGCCCGCGCCCTGGCTGACTTCAACCTGCTGATGGATGCTGGTGCGGTGAATCCGGCCAGCTACGTCGGGCAGAGCGTGGAGCTCTACTACCGCGACCTGCGCGAAGGTGACTGGACTGAAACCCTGCGCTTCAAGGGCCAGGTGATCCGTCCGCAGTTCAACTTGCAGACCCGGGTGCTGGCCTGCGAGTGCAGTGACCGCCTGCAGGAGGAAGTCGAGGCCATGGATGTGGCCGCCATCGATGCCCTGGTGGGTGGGCTGTGGTCGGCCGACGTGTTCGAGCCGGTCGAAGGCCGGTCGCGCTGGGACTACGCCCTGGAGCGGATGAGCACCCAGGCTGCCAGCCTGCAGCGGAGCGTCGAAGGCGCTTTGCAGGTGACGCCCTGGGCGGCGGGTGCAGCGGCTTTTGTCATCCCGGCCGGCGCCGTGCTGGATGGCACGCTGGACTGGGTGCCGGTGGAGCTCAACGACCGCATCAACGTGGTGGAGGTGGCGGCTGACTACCGCTTCATCCGCTTGCGCGAGCGGCACCAGGACTTCATCTGGGAGCATCCGGCGGTTGAGGGGGTGTCCATCATCGATGGCTTCTGCCTGACCTGGGGCCGAGAGGACAACACCGAAGTGCCGGACATCGGCATGGTGGAGGACGCCAGCAGTGGCGCGGGCTATCAGGCCATCCTCAGCACCGCGAACTGGGGTCTGGTGCCCGCAACGGGGGATGGGGTTCTGTGCGATCCGCCGTTCGGCTGGACCAACCCCTACCCGGACTTGCTGCTCAGCGCGACCTGGACCAGTGCCATGCGCTGGAGCCAGCGGGTGACCGAGCAGTACACCCTGCGGGTGGAGGCCGCTGCCAGCGTGGCCCAGGCCGGCGAGGTGATCAGCCGTGAGCGGGTTGCACTAGAGACTGAGAGCGACCGCGAGGCGGAATTTGAAGGTGCCGAGTTCACCGAGCACGAACCGGACGCCACCGAGGACGCCCTGGGCGACTGGGTGGTAGACCTGAGAGAGGAAGAACGCCGGACCGAGGCGCTGACCTGCGGCCTGGCCATGGCCGCCACGACCATCCTCGGCGCGCACCGTGGCAACCGCTTTGCGTTCCAGCTGCCGACCTCCGACACCCTGGGCTTTCGCCTGGAGCACACCCTGCATGTGCAGGATGAGATTCTTGGGCAGCCGGTGCAGTGCCGGGCGAAGGTGTTCAACCTGCTGGACGAGTGGGACCTCGACAGTGGCTCAGCCCTGACCAGCATCCAGTTGGCCGTGAGCCAGGGCGGCGGCGATGTCACCGATCCGCTGACGCCGCCGGCCAGTCCGCCCAGCACACCACCCGGCACACCGCCGTCACTGATCATCCTGCCGACCCAGCTGGGCTCGCGGAACATCAGCCCGATCTACGACGAGGAGCTGGACGGCTTCGCCGGCAACTACACGGTCGACGATCTGGACATCAACCCAGAGCTTGAGGCGTTCCCGCGCCGCTTCGATCTGACGGCCCCGGAAATCCCCGAGGATCATCGTGACGAGTACACGGTCAGCCAGGCTCAGACCTATCAGTTGGCCATCCCGAACGACCTGCTGGAGCTGTAACCCATGACCCTGGCCCAAGAACGTGCAGCGACCCGCGCGGGGATCACGGCTGCCCGCACGTCCACCCTGCGCCGTGATCTCAACTCGCTGGAGACCCAGCGTCGGCAGATCCGCGAGCTGGTGTCGCTGGAGCGGCGGGGGCTGCGCCCAGCAACCAAGGGGCGCGGTACCTGGGACCCCAACAAACCGACATTCGGGGGTGGTGGTGGCGGTGTGGACAGTCCGCTGACCGAGCCGGCATCGGAGGCCGGCGTACCGCTCCGCGAGTACCACCCGGCAATGACCATCACCAGCAGCGACGGCCTGTTCACCATGGAGCTGGAGCCGATCAAGAAGCTGACGATGGTGGACGCCAGCGGTCGATCCATCGACTTCCTCTACGCCGACCCAGAGCCTGACCCGGAGCCCGAACCATGATCCTGCAGCACAAGGGTCTGGGCCTCTTCCAGGCCAAGCTCTGGGGCAACCCGTGGCATGGCCCGGTGCGCGCCGGGGTGCTCACCCTGCCGAATGGTTCGACCCGGGTCTGGCCGCAGCCGGCGGTACACCAAGACCTCATCAGTGGCGTCTTGACCGACATCCCGGATACCTGGGGGGATGCGCACCGGGTGAAGGTGCCGGGTGTGCCCGAGGTGGTCCGCAGTGCCGAGGAACTGGCTGCCGATGCGGCTGCGGGGCGCCAGTGGCGCAACACCGCCATCCTCTCCGGCGACCGCCGGGCCTTGGGCGGAAAGCCGCTGGACGGCTGGATCTATATCGATCCGGACGGCGTGCGGTGGCTGGTGCGCTGCACCAATCTCGACGAGAACACCGTGCGCAGCTTCAGCACGCCCTGGTCGGCAACCCTGACCCTGAGCCGCTTCGGTGAGTTCGGCCAGGACGCGGAGAGCCACAGCTATCCGGTCGGCTCAGGCTGGGGCATCGATGGCGCTACGGCCCCGACCGCCGGGCGTCTGCGTCTGGAGTCGATCCGCGCGGATGGCTCGGCGGCCGTCCTGATGGTCCACGAGCGGCGCTTGGGCACTGCGGAGACGCAGATCCGTTGGCCTTATGCGTTCCTCGAACTGACCCTCAGCGGGCCAGGGGCTACAGCCACGGTCGGCTGCAGCGTGGTGAAGGCGCGTTCGGCGGTCTCCCAGGCCACGGTGGCAATGGACCTTGGTCCGGACTACCTGGCCGGCTACTACAACGGCCCGCCGGGCTATACCCCGGAATGGCGCTTCCAGCTTGCGAGCACGCCGCCGGGGCCGGGCGAGGGCAACTTCAGTGAATGGGGCGGGCGTTCCTGCAAGGTCTATAGCGGGACAGTGACCTTGGATATCCGCCGCACCCTGAGCATCTGGTACGACGTCGATGGGCTCCGCCGTGACGTGGACTTCGTCATTGCCTGGGACGGCAACGTGGATATCCCGGCGCCGACTGCGGACGGCCTGGAAAGCACCGGCAGCGCCAACTGGACGGCCTCCATCGAAGTCGGCGGCGAAGTGCGCAGCCAATTGCTCGGGGCCTGGACGGGTACGGCCAGCGAGACGCTGGACGGTACCGATTTGGGCAGCATGAGTTGGGCTCGGACGGTGACCACCGACGGCATCGACTACCCCGAGAGCGTCAGCGATGACGCCGCCGCCCATAACTGGGTGCCGCTGCCGTTCGACGAAATCCTGGTCTACGCCGCGCCCACCATCGCGCTGGTGGAGGCCAATGCCACCACCTTCAACGGACACCTGGACGTTATTCGCTATTCACCGCAGGTCATCGGTCTGTGTGCCGACCGACCTTCGGCGCGCGCCTACCACCCGCCGGCCACGCCGACGGGCACGGCCAGTGGCGTGGTCACGACGGGAACCACCGCCCGGCGCTACGGCGCCTGGGACCCCCATACCGGGGCGGCCCTCTGGCTGGAAACCTCACCTGTTTGCTGGGTCTGATTGGGAGACAACATGCAGCGATTCCTTAATAACTGGTCGACGTCCTTGGCTGCGGCGCTGACGGCGGCCGCTACGGCGATGGACATTCCGTCCGCCGCTGCCGCTGAACTGGTCGGTCTCGGTGCCGGCGATCATTACCTGCTGACCCTGGCCGAGATCGACGCCAACGGCCAGGAGGTCGGCTGGGAGATCGTCAAAGCCACCGCCAACGCCGCCGGCACACTGACGATCGAACGGGGCCAGGAAGGCTCCGGCGCGCGGGACTGGCCGGCGGGAACTCCTATCAGCGTCCGCCTCACGGCGGGTGCGCTTGCCAGCTTGGGGCAGGCCGGTGGGGCGCAGGTCGGGGACTGCCTCACCTCGGCCCGCGACCTGGGTGCCGACTGGCTGGCAGTGGATGGCAGTGCGCAGGCGAAGGGTTCCTACCCGGCCCTGCACGCGCTGCTCGGCGACCGACTGGCCCGCCTGCGCCGCTCGTCCGTCGTACGCCCGGATGCCACGGGTACGCCAGGGGCCATCAGCAGCGGTAACGGCATCTACCTGATCAGCTTCAGCGCCTCCAGCCAGTTGGTGCGCAGCGTCGATGGTGGTGCGACCTGGGCAGCCAGTACCGTGATCGATGCGGCGAATGTCAGCGTGTCGGTCAACGGCCTGGCGTTCGGCGCCGGGGTGTTTGTCGCGGTGGGCAGCTCCGGGCGGATCGCCTACAGCGCCGATGGGGTGAGCTGGACCCTCGCCACCTCGCCGTTCGCCTCTTCCGCGCTTCGCAATGTGGCTTTTGGTGGTGGGTTGTTCGTGGCGGTTGCCGACTCCGGCAAGCTGGCCACCAGTCCGGACGGCATCACCTGGACCCTGCGGACCAGCCAGTTCGGCACCAGTAACATCCTCGGCATCGCCTACGGCAATAGCCGCTTCGTCGTGGTTGGGGCCTCGGGCAAGGTGGCCTACAGCACCGACGGCCTGGCCTGGACCCTGGGCACCTCCGGGACCAGCGGCACGCTCAACGCCGTCGGGGCGGTCGCCAGCGGCTTCGTCACCTACGACACGTCGCTGGCGTACACCAGCAGCGATGGCATTACCTGGGCGAGCAACAACCCCGGCCACGTGGTCAACGATGCCTTCGTGGCGAGCGGTGGCCGGGTGCTGCTCTCCGGTCCTTCGGTGCTGGAGTCCACCGACGGGGTGACCTGGACGGCATTCGACAACCCGCTGCCGGGCGGTGCGGACGTCAGGTCGTTCTTCGACGACGGCGTGTTGGAGGTCGTTGGCGGCAGCGGCACCCAGCTGTTGTTCCGCCCAGAGGGCGGTAGCTGGTCGCGCAAGATCAATCCGGCCGGCACGTCGGACATCGGTGCACTGGCCTACGGTGCTGGGAAGTACGTGGCCATCTCGGCTGGCGGCGACCTGGTCGTCAGTGCCGATGCGGCGACCTGGACGCGGGTGGAATTGCCGCTCAGTGTCACGCCGCTGTCTGCGGTCTACGGCAATGGCTTGTTCGTCGTGGGCTGCAGCGCTGGCAAGGTGATCACCAGTGCCGATGGTGAGACCTGGAGCGTGGCCACCATCAGTGGCCTGGAGTCCTACTCTGCCGGTGTGACGGCTTACGGCGGTGGGCGCTACGCCATCATCTACAACAACTTCTGTGCCAGCAGCGCGGACGGGGTGAGCTGGACGGTCGGCACGGTTGGTGGCGGTGGCACGGCGCTGATTGCCTATGGTGCCGGGCGCTGGGTGCTGATCACCAGCGGTTCGACCATCATGACCAGTGCGGACGCCATTACCTGGACCACGCATCTGGGGGCGGCCGGGGGGCCGCTTGGCCTGGCGTTCGGCAACGGCGTCTTTCTCGCGGTGGACGCGAGCCGGGTCTACAGGTCGCGCGATGGGTTGGCCTGGGAAGTGGCGGGTGCCGCCCCTGAAGGCACCGTGCAACTGACGTTCGGCGAGGGCGTGTTTGTCCTGGTTGCTGGCCATCCGAGGGTACTGACCTCGCTGGATGGCGAGCACTGGGAGAGCCTCGCCTGGATCTACGCCAGCGAAAGCGCGCCAACCCCCAAGCGGGTGTTGGCCGCCAGCGGTCGGGCCTTGGTCGGCGGCAGTGGCGGCTACCTGGCCACCTACACCCCGGACTTCGACATGGCCACGCACTTCGCGCTGCCCTCCGGTGACCACCGAGCGTTCATCAAGGCGCTGTAACCCCCAAAAACTTCAAGGAGCAGCCAGCCATGCAGCCGGCCTGTGTACCCCTGCGCCTGATTCAGGGCGCGACCTTCCGCGACACCTTGCGGCTGAGCCAGCCGACCCTGGTCTACAAGGCCATCCAAGCCATTTCCGCCGTGGCGCCGGTCCGTTTGGCGGTGCCTGAGCACGGCCTGTCGGGTGACTGGCCGGTGTGGGTGCGCAGCGTGCAGCAGTGGCCGGAGGTCAACCGCGAGCCGCACAAAGGCCGGCCCTGGCAGGCCACCCGCGTGGACGCCGACACCCTGGAGATCAATGCGCTGTCGGCCGTGGGCCAGAAGCCTGTGGGCGGCCAACTGATCTATCAGCCGCCGGTGGACCTTACCGGCTGCAGCGCGCGCATGCAGATCCGCGACAAGCCGGGCGGCGTCGTGCTGCTGGCGCTGACGGTCGGCGCCGGCCTGGAGCTGGACCCGGCCGGCACCCTGCGACGCGAGATCACCGCCGAGCAGACCGCTCAGCTCAGCTTGGCAGCGGCGTTCCATGAGGTGGAGCTGACCTTCGCCGACGGTGCCGTGCTGCGCTGGGCGGAGGGGCCGGTCGAGCTATCGCCGTAGGTGAGCCCATGACCCAGACAACCCAACACGTCGAGGCCTGGACCCTGGTGGTCGAGGCCGCCACCACCCCGATGCTGATCGAGGGCGGTGAAGAGTACGTCGTCACCCTGCAGCAGCCCGAAACCATCCTCGTCGCCGCTGGCGAGCAGGGCCCGCCAGGACCTCCGGGCGTTGGTGCCGGCGAGTGGCAGGCCAACGACTGGTAACCCATCCCCTGAACAGGTGCCCCCATGGCTCAGATCGCTTTCTACAAAGTCGCCACGCTGCCCGGCAGCCTGGTGGCCAACGCTTTCTACTACGTCGAGAACGGTAACTATGCCGAGTCCTACCTGACCAACAGCGCCGGAGAGGCCAAGTCCATCGGCAACAGCGCGATGATCAATGCGCTGATCACCGAGGCCCTCAGCAGCCTGCCCAGCAGCGGGGCGCCGGTGCTGTTCGTGGCCGACATCGCCGCCCGCGATGCCCTGGAGCCGAGCCTGGAGGGCGCGGTGTTCGTCCTGGTGCAGGACGCGACGGGCGATCCCACCGTCGATGCGGGCGCCGCGCTCTACGCCTGGAACCCGGCCACCACCAGCTGGCTGAAGGTGGCCGAGTACGAATCCATGGACGTGACCCTGACCTGGGACGCGATCCAGGGTCGGCCGACGTCCACGCCCGCGCAGATCGACAGCGCGGTGGGCCAGGCCCACAGCCACGCGAACAAGACGACCCTGGACAAGTTCAGTGAATTGGCGGGCGCCTTGCGCTACAACGGCGCCGCCATCCCCGCCGAATGGAACACCACCAACTGGTGAGTAAATGGCCGACCTAAAGCTGCACAAGGTGGTTTCCAGCCTGCCTGGCGTGCTGGAGGCCGACTCGATCTACCTGGTGCGTGTGGGGGCCGGATACGACCTCTACGCCACCAACCACTCCGGCACCATCGTCAGTTACCCGCTGAACCTGCCAACCAAGGCCAGCCTTGGCCTGGACCAGGTGAACAACACGTCCGATGCCAACAAGCCCATCAGTACGGCGACGCAGGCCGCCCTGGATGGCAAGGTGAGCACCGGGGACGCGCGCCTGACGGATGCTCGTGAGTGGTCCGCCAGCACAGTCAGCCAGGCCGAGGCGGAAGCCGGCACGGCCACCACACGCCGCGCCTGGACGGCCGAGCGCGTGGCTCAGGCCGTGCGTGGCGGCCTGCTCACTGGTCTGTCGACCGCTACCAGCGCTGCTATTGCGGCGACCGACACCGTGCTGGCGGCGCTGGGCAAGCTGCAGGCGCAGGTCAATGGCAAGCAGAATGCACTGGGATACAACCCAGTCCAGCAGGGCACTGGCGCCGGCCAGTTGGGCAACAATGTGAAAATCGGCTGGTCCGCTGGTGGTTTGCTGCTGACCATCGACGTGACGGACTTCGCTAACAACTGGCCGATCAGCATCAGCAAGAACGCGGCCACCGCGACCAAGATAGCCACTGCACGCACCATCAACGGCGTGGCCTTCGATGGTTCAGCGAACATTACCATCACCGACGACACCAAGATGGCCCCTGGCGCGTTCGGAGTCGGCGGCGTCATGCCGGTGGTAACGGACGCCAATGCCATTGCAGCGGGTGGCCTGTACAACCTCGGCTCGCCGTACACCAATGGCCCCAGCGCCACTTTCCACCATATCTTGCATGCGCAGGCCAGCACGACCGCCAGCGAAATCGCCCTGACCAGTAATACCATCAGCCCCAAGGCGTCGATCCGGGGCTTTGCCAGCGGTGCTTGGGGGGCGTGGCTGGAGCTGGCGCGCCTGGCTTTCAGTAACACCTGGGCCGCTAAGCAGATATTCAACGACTACACCCAGCTGGGCGATACCGCGCCCGCGATCAAGCAGAAGAAGCTGACCGGTACCACGGCCGCCACCGAAGGCGGGACCGTATCGGCCAACCACGGCGTCACGTCGTCGAAGGTTATTGGTGTGCAGGTGTTGGTGTTCCATTCCGCTACCAACGCCATTCTTCCCGGTTGGGTTGCAAGTGCGGGCTACCAGTACGACGTGCAGCTGACCTCGACCGGGGTTCAGGTCGTCCTTCACCCCACCAACAGCGAGCACATCCTGAGCAAAGCATTCACGGTTCTGATCACCTACGAGGAATGACCCATGCCCGACTACCGAGAGAGCCAGGTGGCTGGCACGAGCTGGGTACGCACCGGCTACATCGCGATCAATAACCCGCGCCCGCAAGACGGTACGCCGTCCGCCACCTACGTGGAAGAGGAAGTGCTGGCCCTCGGCGAGGGCCAGGAGCGCACGACCAAGCTCGGCAACCTGGTGGAAATGTTCGACCCCGCCGCGACCTTCGACCTGGAAGACCCGGTGTCGGGCGAAGTCATCGGGCAGATGACGCAGTACCAGCTCTACGTGGCCATCTCCAGCAAGTACAAGGACGCCGCGCGTAAGCGCGATCTGGTTCAGGTCGACCCGCCGCCAGAACCTTCGGCCGAATGACCATCACACCCCATCAACCCCGCCTCGCCGGGGTTTTTCATTTCTGGAGGACGCATGGAGATCACCAAGGAGCAGTTGCTCCAGATCCTGCCGAACGCCGGCAGCCAGCGGGCGGCGCTGTTCACGCCCGCGATCAATGGCGCGGTGCGGCGCTGGGCGATCAACACACCCAAACGCATGGCGGCCTTTCTCGCCCAGGTCGGCCACGAGTCGGGGCATCTGCGCTATGTGCGGGAGCTGGGTGGCACTGCCTACCTGGCGAAGTACGACACCGGCAAGTTAGCCGAGCGGTTGGGCAACACCCCGGAGGCCGACGGTGATGGCCAGCTCTACCGGGGGCGGGGCCTGATCCAGATCACCGGCCGGTACAACTACCAGATGTCCAGCATTGCGCTGTTTGGCGACGCCCGCCTGCTGAAGGAGCCATGGCTGCTGGAGGAACCGGATTGGGCAGTGCAGTCCGCTGGATGGTTCTGGTTCAGCAAGGAGCTGAACACCCTGGCCGATGCCGGCGAGTTCGTGCGCATCACCCGGATCATCAACGGCGGCACCAATGGCCTGGTCGAACGTCGTGAACTCTGGGCGCGAGCACGCAAGGTGCTGGGTGTGGAGGTGTCGGCATGATGCCTTCGGCGCGTGTGTTCGCCATTGTCGTGGGGCTGCTGGCTCTGGTCGGTTTCGGGGCTGGCTTGGTGTGGTGGGGCCTCGGCCCCCGCATCGAGCTGCAGGCCCAGCGGGCCGATCAGGCAGAGGGCGCGTTGGCCAGCGAGAAGGAGCTGACTGCCCTGCAGGCGCGCGTGTTGGAGCGACAGCAAGAACAGATCGGAGCCATCACCGACCTGGAGCGCCGCATGCGGCTGCTGGGTCAGTCCGTAGACCGCAACGCCACGGCGCAGGCCGTCGCCATCGAGGAACTGAAAGCCCATGACCAGAGCGTCAACGACTATCTGCGCGCTGCTGTGCCTGCTGCCCTTGGTCGCCTGTACGAGCGCCCCGAAACCGCCGACCCCGCCGCCTACCGAAGCCCGGCAGTTCTGCCCGCTCGTTCCCTGTCGCCTGCCGGGGCGACCAGCGCCGAGCAGCAACGAGGATTGGCGTCGGGCGGTGGATGAGCTGGAGGGCGAGCTGCAGCGCTGTGCCGGTCAGGTGCTGGACTGCATCGGGCGACAGGAAGCGCAGTTGCCTTAGGGGATTACTTCCACGGGCGTGAGCAGCTCTGGGTAGTCGTTCCGGGTGTTGCCGACGTCAGTGGAAACTGGGTAGGCCGAGAAGTCCTCTCGGCTGAGCGCTATTGCGCCATGCACCTGCTCGACGCTTGTGGTGGGCGACAACCAGAGATCGAACTGCTCTGGTGCCAGAATCACGGGCATCCGATGGTGGATGGTAGCGACCGGGCCGGCGGCCTCCTTCGTAAGCAGCGCGCAGGACACCACATCCTGATCTTCCGGCCCAGTCCAGGTGGACCAAATCCCGGCAATGGCCAGCATGCCGCCTTCCACTGCGTGGTGGTAGTAAGGCTGATTGACCTGCCGCCCAGATCGGCTGCGAACCTGCTGGCGCTCGTTCCATTCGTACCAGCCCAGGGCCGGCATCAGGCAGCGATGGGTGCGCAGGCTCTGGCGCCACATCGGTTTCGCGGCAGCTTCTTCGCTGCGGGCGTTGAAGGTCAGCCCTGGCGGTTTGGGTTGCTTCCACCAGAAGGGAATCAGGCCCCACCGGGCGCCTACCAGTTCCAGCTCGCCCTGTTCGTTCTGGCGCAGCATGGGCACTTGAGTGGTGGGGGCGGCATTGAAGCTCTGCACCCATCGGCCCGAATCGTGAGCGCCGATGTGCCAGAAGTCCTCGATGGCCCGATCTGAGGGAGTGACGTAGCGTCCGCACATAGTCGTTCCTCCTGGCTGTTGAGAGTAGGCGGATGCGCAGCGGCCCGTTATCTCCGCGCGTTGCGCTGGTCCCGGCCAATGCCAAGGAAGTCGGGTCGGTACTGCGAAAACTTCTCGCGCAAGAATAGTCGGGCGCCTTCAGTGCCTAGTTCGTCCACCAGTAGCCGAAGTGCAAAGGCGGCCAAGTCCTCAGCGGTTTCCGGGGTTAGAGTCCAGTCGTGCTCCCGGCCCTTCACCACAATCAACGACTTAATGCTCAAGTGGCGCTTTGCCAT